CGATCATGAACGACCCGACAAGAGGATGCATTAAGCGTTCTAGCGCAACCGAGATGGCAAAGGTTCCACCAAACAAAACCATCCGTGGCGCAAAGAAAGGTTGCGGTCTCCCCATCGGTAACCTGACTAGCCAGCATGACGCGAACTTCTGGTTGAATGATTTCGACTGGATGCTGGAGATATTCCTTCACATCTATTGGCACGGAAGGTATGTGGATGATTTTTATCTCATCCACCAAGACAAGAAGGTACTATTGGAGGCCATCCCAGAGATACGCGCATTCTTGGCAAGCATGGGCGTGACCTTGCACCCAAGGAAGATAGAGCTGCAATCCGTATACAAGGGCATCAAGTTCACGGGCATGGTGGTGAAGAAAAATAGAATATATGCCAGCAACCGCATGGTAAGCAACTTCGAACAACTCGTCCATCACATGAACACATTGCCTGAGAATTACACCATCGAGCAGTTGGAACATTACGTTTCCTCCATCAATAGTTATCTTGGATTGATGCGCCACTGCGATAGCTACGACATTCGCAAGAGAATTATGCTACAGATGGATGAACGATTTTACCGGAACCTCTATATAAAGGGACATTACGAGATTGTTCGTATCAAGAAGAAATACAGGAGGGCTTCGCAAGCTATGCGTAAGCTCAGGAAAAGACGTAATTTTGAAATTTTATTGGATGACTATTATGAGGAACATACCAACGGAAAAGGAAATCAGCAAACTCCTCGATGAGGGGAAGGTGGTGGAAATCTGGGAAGAAAAGGGAGCGGTGATAACAAACACATATTTCAAAGATTGTTAGCTTTAGTAATGTTTAACACAAAAATCTTGCTCAAAATTGATGTTATTGTGCAAAAAAGTGTATCTTTGCACCATCATTTAATTTTTCAAATAAATCAACAGCATATTTTCAACTTATAAACAAAAGGAGAATTATCTTATGACCAAAGAGCAAGAAGCCGAAGTCCAACGGCTAATAACGGACTTAGGAGTGGTTAGTATTTCGAGAGTGCTTTTCAAAGGCATGGATATTAGCGAAATGATAAACGTGATCATTCTGAGTGGGAAAGGGTATAGTGCTAAACTCTTGAACTTTTTCAAATGGTACTGCCAAATCATGCCGGTGTTTATCATGTTATTTCATATCGCTTGCATGATAACCTTTGCCTCACATTCAAAAGAAATGGGTATCTGGTTCAAGGAAAATTGGGTATCTTATGCCTTCATCTATTTCTCGGTTTATATACATCCATTGGTGATAATTCTTGCTAGTCGTTTCTTTTGGCTATGCTACAGATGGCGCATTCCTATGTTCATTTATCTTTTTGGTATAAATGCTATACATATTGTTTATGGAAGCGTATTTACAACCAATGCCATGGTGAGTGCGAATGTGGTGATTTTGGTTACTACACTCATGTTCTACTTGTACGGATTCGCTGATAAGTTTTTTAGCGGAAAAGGTTACCAAAGTATAATTTCAAGAATATAAGAAGATGAGCAATCCAAGAAGAGTTTTTAATTTCAGAACCATGCAGATGATGCTTCAAGCCATCACAGACCAAGTTGGCAGGGCAGCAGACCAAGAAGAACGAGGTGAGAAAATTACTGCTTGTGGTATGAGTAATGAACAGATTGCAGATCTTTGTGAAGACTATCTGCCGAATCTTTTCAATCCATACATGACAGCAGGTGAAATAAAAAAGGAGGCTCATATTAGCGAATCTACTTTGCGACGAGCCATTTCAGAAGGTGAATTGGAAAGTGCAGAGAAAGCTGGTGATCATGCCCATTTCTTCAAAAAATGGGATGTGAGGGAATTTATCAAGAAAAGACTTAAAAAACGACATACTAACTAAGCCCTATCGCATCACGGACAAGCGACATCTTTATGTATGAATTATATTATATGATTGCCGTAACAATTATCTTTACGGTGTTCCTGTCGGCTATGTTTATCCACCTAATCTGTACAAAACAGTATAAGTTTATGCCAAGATGGCAATTTGCGTGGATAGCAGTTTCCACTGTTGGTATATGGATAGGGGATATTATTGCGCTTTTATTGTTTCTGATGAATTAAATGAGCATCAAAGGGAGAGGCAAGAGATTACTTCTCTCTTTTTTATGCTCTAAAACATACATTTTTTGCCTTAAATTATATACAATATTCTTGCAAAAATATATAAACGGTGGTTTTGATATGGGCTTGTGTCATGTTAAAACGCTGATATTCAGCTAATAAATGATTCTTTGACAGAGTTGTTAAATAGATTGCCATTTCCTTGTATCTTTGCACACGTAATCGGTTACATGTGTGAATAAACAAAATGTAAAACTTTTATTTCTTTAGGAATTATGGCAGAAGAAGTAATCAAGACTACCTCTTGTTGCAACGATGCAATGATGGGTAGTTTGCTTGGAGCGATGGCAAATCGTGACAACAACAATCCTTTGGCAATGGCGGCTATGATGCGAGACCGTGATGATGCCGACATGTGGAACAATCCATTTGCCTACATGATGATGATGGGCGTGATGCGCTGGATGTATGGCGACAACTGGAACAACCGTGACAATGGCGCAGATGTGCAGCGTGCAGAGATTCAGAGCCAAATCGAGAGCTTGCGTAACCAGATGGCAGACAACCAGAATAGCAACTTGCTGATGGGTGCCATCCAAGGCAACGGCAACGACCTTAAGATGTTGGCAAGCAATCTGAACTGTGACTTTAACGCCTTGCAGACCTCTATCTGTGGCATCCAGGCTGCAATACAGCAGGTAGGTGGACAGGTAGGCTTCTCGGCAGAGCGAGTAATCAACTCCGTGGAGCGAGGTAACTTGAACCTCATCCAAAACTTGAAGGACTGCTGCTGCCAGACGCAGCAGAACATCATCAAGATGGGTTATGAGAACCAGCTTGGACAGAAGGACATCATCAACACCTTGCAGCAGAATTTTGCCTACACCAATACAGGCGTAGAGCGAGCTGCTTCAAGTTTGGGGTACCAGATGAACACGGACAAGTGTGACATCATCCGTGCCGGTGAGAACAATACTCAGCGAATCATTGACACCTTGACAGGGCATTGGAGCCAGGAACAAGCCAACGAGATTCAGGACTTGAAGTTTAAGAACTCTCAGTTGCAGCAGAACATCTACTTTGCCAATCTGATGAATGGTGGATGCGGATGTGGTGCCGGTGTAGCAGGTGGCTATCAGTAATCTTGGGATATGAAACAGAAGCGTAGTGGTATGAACAAGATTTCTCCAGTGGGCTTGGCTACTACAGCGTTGGTAGCCAACCAAGTTTCAGTCTTAGCAACTTACAATGAGAAGCTTTGCAGACCTTATTGCGTGAATGGCAACGTGCAGCCACAGGTGAGCATCACCTACAGCTATGAGACTCCGGTGCTGAATGGCACCACGTTATTTGTTCCAATCGTGGCTACAATCTCCATCATTTCGCCAGTTGCAGCGACAAGAAATGTGATGAGGGCACAGCCATTGATTTACACCGAGCGATGGGTGGCAGCTTTCCAAGGGCAAACAGCTCTTCCAACAGCTGTGACCATCACAAGCTTGGGTAGAACGCAAAAGGCTAACGATGTGGTATGCGGAAAGGCTAGAGGCCTGAGCATATTTGACAGTCTAACCGTAGCATTGACTACTGCTTAGTATCATTATAGAGGGAAATGGTGGATGGTGTGAGCCATCGTTTCCCTCGCATTGTCACATTTTAAACGATACGATTATGATATTTAAAGATTTAAAGGCAGGTTTCCCAGTCTTCTTGTTTGACCGGGCGACAAGAAAATTCAAGCAGGGCAAGGTGATGAGTGCCCCAAGCCCCGATATTAGTGGCAACAAGCCGAACATGATGCCACAGATGCCAGGCATGCCAAACTTTGGCACCATGAACGTGAAGGTGAACGTTCAGACGGAGGACGGAAAGCAGTCGACCTATTCGGTGGTAGATACTGAGCAAACAGCATACAGTGACACACTTGTAATCTCCTGCAGCAAGGAGAGCATCATCAACGAGGTGAATGCCTTGAAGAATCAGGCAACCGACATCATCAACAAGATGCCTGATTTTGAGCAGACTGTAAAGGACTGCGATAAACTTCTCTCGGAGTTGGACACATCATTTCGTGACCAACAGAGAACCAATGAACGACTCGACAACATGGAAAGCAAGTTGGACGAGATTTTCAAATTTGTCAAATCACAAAAGCAAGATTGATATGAACTTAGTAGAACTTATTACAAAATATCAGAGCGATGCCACACCAGAGCAAATGGTGATGGTGACAAAAATAATCGGCAAATTCGTGGCTATGCACGCAACGGAGGATGACCTTCTGAAACTGTATAAGGAAATCTTCGGAGTGGTTGGCAACGGACATTTCAACGATTTCTTTGCTGAGGCTCAGATTAAGAAGATGGTGTTTGAGGACGATAAGGAGGTAGAGCATCGTGCCCCTTACTATACCATGGCCAAGGCAGGAGAAATCTATGAGACGTTGAAGGACGAGATTCGCCCCTACAACCAATGGGACTTTGCCGTGGTGCTCAACATGATCTACTCAGATAACTATAATCTGGTGAAGAAATGGTTTCCCGAGGACAGCGAGGAGCAAGTGATGGATAGGATGGTGGACTTGGCCGTGAACTGGCTGAGAGACGACGATAACCCATACGGACATTGCAAGGCATGGGGGTATTTCAACCATTGAAGAGATTTCCATAACACCTAAAGATATATAAAAGAAAACTATCAGAAAGAAGAGAATGCAGGTGAAAAAGTGCTTGCGTTCTCTTTTTTTTGTTCAAGTTGCTCAATTTATCAATAATATTTGGAAACGATAGCTTAAATTTGCATCGTTTCCATAACGGAGTGGGGACGGAAAAATGGGAAATAAGATGAATGATATTCGAGGTTACTTAATTGGCACGCTTTGGACTTTTCTCAGTTTGCTGGTGCCTATCAGAGACTTTATGATTGCCATGATGGTGTTGTTTGGACTGAACCTAGTGTTTGGCATCGTGGCAGCAGTGTTTAACGGAGAAGAATGGAGCTGGAAGAAATTCGGTATGTTCTTCGTATGTTGTGCGGTGTTTTTCGTAACGGTGGCAGCACTGTTTATCATCGGGCACTTCTTGCACTCGGACCCTGAGGCACTGTTTTGTGTAAAATGGGTATGTATAGCTGCAACCTATCTGTTCACTACCAATATATTGAAGAATCTGAGACGGATGCTTGTGCCTGATACACCTTGGTATAAGCTTGTGGACTATGCCTATTATGCCCTGACGCTAGGATTCGTGGAAAAATTCCCAATGTTTAAGAAATATCAAGAATATAAACAAGGCATTAATAATGGAAATGAAGGAGATAAGACTGGAACAGCTGCTGATGGCGATGCCTAACGCAGGTAAGAGGGCAGAAACATATCTGCCATATATGAACCGATTTGCCGAGGAGTTTAAAATCAACACTCCTTTGCGATGGGCGCACTACTTGGCTCAGATAGCACATGAGAGCTGCGAGCTGAAATATACCAAGGAGCTTGCTAGCGGAAAAGCCTATGAGGGGCGCAAAGACCTAGGCAATATCCGCAAGGGCGATGGCGTGAGATATAAGGGACGTGGACTGATACAGATTACGGGGCGAGCCAACTATGCCAAGTATAAGCAATATTGTGGCTACGATGTGGTGACAAACCCAGAACTCCTTGCACAGCCCTTCGGAGCCACACGCTCATCCATGTGGGTATTTGATACCTTTGGGTGCAATGAGTTGGCAGACGAGGACAATCTAAAAGCCATCAGAAAGAAAATTAACGGAGGCTTTAATGGGCTAGCCGAATGTGAGAAATGTCTGGTTAGATCCAAGCGAGCTCTCAATATCGTATAGCTTATGAAAACAAGACATTGGATTATCTACCTACTCGTATGGGTAGCTTATTTCTCAGTACTCTTTCTGTCGTCTTGCAAGACCAAGACCATGACACAGGACCACTACATTACAGATACAACTGTAAGCAAAGGCTTGGATGCTTCTTGGCAAGAGCGTTTTATCTCAGCTTTTGAGCAGACGGCACGCTACAGAAACCAGGAACACGAGACTTCGACCAAGGAGATAACGCATACCAAGGACAGCACTTCCACGACAGTGGACCAGAATGGCAAGCCTATCAAAACAGAATCCTGGCATTCTGTGGTATCAAGCAAAGAATCTAAGGAGGTGTCGAAGCTTCAAGACTCTCTGAGCGTAGTGAACGAAAAAGTGGATAAGCAAAATCTCCTTATCTTGCAGAAAGATTCTTTGATTCGGTTAAAGCAAGACTCCATTCACGTGTTGAATCGTGAACTGTCCAAGAACGAGCAACGACTGATGGTCATCGGGAAAATCTCTATATTTGTGGCCGTTGGCATCGCGATAGTAATAGTTCTCTTGATTTGGTTATGGCACAGAAAGAAATGAGCGTATGAAAACAATAACGATTAAAATCATCAAGAAAAGTGTGATGGGCGTAGTGGAAGGGCTTTCCGCTACGATAGCCCAACATAACCCGGAGGTGGACTTTGAAACCATTTGGGCAAGCGATGCTGAGGAAGCCAAGCTAGATATTTACTATCGAGAGGCAATCACCGACCTAGAAAACTTCTTGGCAAGTTTTTCTTCGTCTACGACCCAGCAGTTTGATCTACAGGCTTTGGCAGACGACTTTACTATCACCGTCAAGACCTTGGCTTATTGGCCACCCCGACTGAGCGGTGTGCTCACAAACCAGATTCAGAACTATCTTGTACATGCCATCATGGCAGGATGGCTGAGCGATTTCCCGGACATGCCCCATACCGACTACGCCAGTATGGGAGCGAGCGACCTGGAATCCATCAAGGAGGTACTATTAAAGAAAGACTTTAGCTTTGCTGAGGCTGCAAGAAAGGAGGACAGCACGCAAAAAACGGTTTCTTCGAGCAATACTTTAGCGAGACAAGTGGATGAGACTGTAAAACAAACTGATGCACTCGTTAGTGCAAGCAGAGCTTTGGATGCTTCTTCAAAGGAACTGAACGCCACGCATACAGAAATTCGTTCTTCTGATACGCAAGAGAAAGCAGGGAAAGGCTTGTATGCCGACAGCCGACAGGCCGACGATGAGGGAAAGCAGCAAAACGATTTGTCTGCAGAGGCTAGAAATGGCGATGACGATGAGAAGGATGGGCAGAGAGGAGTGAAGACCTCAGAGCGCAATCCAGACTTTATGAGCCAGCATTTTCATCAAGACTATACCGACTGGAGTGGTGGGCGACCACCTTTTGTGTTGAGATAGGAATTATCAATCATCAAAATAATTGCAATTATGGATAGGAAATTGATTACATTGAACTTTAGCATGGAACAAGTATGCAATGATGTGCTTGCAAGATGCTATGTAGTGAGCCAAGGACTTGTGGACGATGCCCAGAAGGACATCAGAGCCACGATCGAGAGTCCGGACAGCGACGAGACCCGAAGCATCATCAATCGTGCCGTGACCGAGGCAATCGCCAACTTGAAACTGGCAGCGCAGCGTTATCTGACCACAGGACGAGTGGAAGACAACAACAACTTGGAGCGACTGGTGAAGGGTACGAAAAAGTACACCTACACCGACAACAAAAATGGCACGTGGACTGAGGTAGTCACGACCACCATAGACGGTAATGAGACAGAGACAAGCAGCACCGTAAACAGTGCCGGCAAAGACCGAGAAGAAACCATCTACGAGACCGTGACCTTGAACTTGGAGATACCGAACTGGAACATTGCCGTGACGGATGCCTTGAAGAGCCACATGCACCGCTATATCGTGGACTACGTGATGAGCCAATTCTTGGCAGATCAGTATGCCGACAAAGCCGGGCAATACTCGCAGAGCGTGACAGCCGACTACAGCAACATTCAGAGTGACTTGCTGAGCCGTGACAACTATACTTTGAGAAGACCAAGTTTTGTATAACTACAATTTTCTTTTTGGGAGGTGTTTATGGAAAGAGCCTTCGCTAAATCGGGATGGATTCCTGAAAAGCGAAGGCTCTATTTTTGTCTTAGAACTTATTGAAACGTCTGATAATTTCCAATCGGGTTGCAAAATATTGTTGCATTGACTTCATCCTAAGATACAAAGCTATACGGAAGAACCGATAGCTATGCGAAGCCATATAGTTGGATTTCATGCCCCCTACACGCCCGGCATAATGCCAATGTTGATTGTCGTTGCTACCATACAACCACATGACTGGTATGGAGCCCGAGGTGAGCGAGTGGATGTAGCCTGTGATGGAATCAGGCGCATTATCTTCATCAAACTTCAAGGTACGAGTAACGATGATTCCATGATACTCAGTATCGTCGCTATAATCGTAACCCTTATCAAGTACTGTCACGCTACCATCGCGATATTGAATGTAGGGGTGAGGATAGGAGTTGAGTGCCGTAAGCACGTTCTTGATGAGGAAGGTGCTCCAAGCTTCATCCCTTATGGAATAGCAAATGGCGACCGTATCACCATTGACTGCCTTTGTGTCTTGACTCACGTCTAAGCAGAAAAGGCGGGAGTTCTTGTAATCGTAGATTACTTGGCAACTTTGAAAAAAGTCGATAGGTGACGAGGTGAAATCAATGAGCTGTCTCATCTGTGACTTGACAGCCTTTGTCTCGTCATCATCCCCTTCTTCATCATTGAAGAAATTGAAGAACTTGCCCATGTTGTTGACGATGCTAAATCCGGGGCCATCCAATGCGTCGGACGTGGAAACAACTTGCGACTCAGCCACTCTACTAAAAGAGCGATTGGTGGCGAATGCCACGGACTGATCAAGCTGAGTGATAGCCTTCGGATTGGAACATACCTCACGACTGATAGGATGGATGCTGCTATAGGTACCAGAAGAGGACACATTCAACGCCCAAATACCATCGGTAGAGAATGCCATGAGAGGGTACTGACCAAACTGACCTTGTGAGAGGGCCCTTGTAGTTGAGGCTATGCCCTGGATGGTGCCAATGCCGACGGTGTTAATACCATTGACTGGGAAATAGAAAGCGTTGTCGGACTCGGAGGTGTAAATCTTGTTACTGAGATCCACTATATCGTCTACCGTATATTCATAAGACGAGAGGAGATAATCACTAGGATTCTCATTCCCTGTAAATGTGCCGATAAAAATAGCACCGTTGAGCTCAGAGCATTCTGTTAGTGGAAATGCGTAGATAGAATCACCGGCAAATATTATCATCCTAATAGCCCTGGAGTCTGGGTAAAATTTGGAGGCGTTGATCAGGAACTTTAACTCGATTTCTTTAATGCTATTCTCTGACTCCACTATTTTTGTCCCTGAGGTTGTTTCAAGTTCGACAATGATTTTCTTAATTTGCAAATAATTGTTGTTTGCGAAAACCAATGATTTCGGCTCGTCTGATATTGGGAATAGATTTCTTCCGCTAAACCCGGCAAAAAGCTGTTCCTTTACTCCATATAGATTGAGCCGGTGATTGTAAACGTAGCCACCTTTTGCAAAAAGATGATTATGTGTCTTGTAATCATCCTTCATTTGTTCTTGTGTAGACAGCTGCAATAATACACCTTTGTCTATAGGCAATGGTTCGTTAACAGTCTTCTTCAAGTCATCCACATTTAAGGAGCAAATCTTGAAGAATGTGGGATTCATCATTTTCTGTTTAAAGGCTTCATCAGACAGGCTTGGAAAAGATAGTCTAGCTTCATAGAACCGTTTAGTGCCAGTTTTGGATGACCACGCTATTCCACCATAGCCTAACCCATACGCATCTTTAATATATTCCAAATCGGTTATCTTTTCAGCTGTATCTATATTCAAAACAGGTGGTGTGACGAATATATCAACAGATTTGATAACATCTTTCCATCCCTGCAGTTCGTACATCGTGTAATCGTTTATCGTATATTTCAACTCTACGTTGCGAGGACAATAAACAAAAGTAAGATTGTTGATTGTAAATTGGCAATCATTTCCGTCTGCATCTTTTCGCATAATTGTTGCTTTTTCATCAAAACAGAGTTTGTTGGCCCCTTGTGTGACGTCGTAATATGCATTTTGAGGGTATACCAAATAGCTGTCAGGCACTTGTACCGGAATAAATATAGGGGCAGAATGCATGATCATGCTCCCATCAAACATGCGATAGCAATATCTGACAAAGAAATTGGCATAAAATCTACCATGGCTTGATATGAGGTGATTTGTGCGGTTGATTAAAGCATAGACACTTTGCGTGATGTCTGACTGCTTTTCCTCTTTGATGTTGGCAACTTTGATGCCTGGCTTTATTGTGCCAGAACGCCCAATGTCTACAGTGCTGAAAACTTCGCTGCAACTCATTGTCGTTTGCTGATGTGCATAATAGAAGCCAGCTTCACTTCCTTGTACATCATCCAGCCCACCAGAGCTATAATCTTCTGGTACATTACCCTTGGTGATGGAGAAGGTAATGTTTATGAATGGTGGCTTTTGTCCTCGGTATTCGTAATTATCATCCTTCCACATAGCGTAATGGATGCCATCTGTAGCCACAATAATGAGCGTATTGCCAATGGAATTGATGGACAATACGGTGGATTCGTAGTCGAAGGACTTGATGGGAGAGGAAGAACCGATGGTACCATCTTGCATAAACCAATAGATGGAAGAAGAGGAAATGGCGATGAGGTGGCGATAATTGCCAGTCTCATGAATGTATAGTAATTTGGCCACATTGCCATCGACAGTGAGGGAGTGAGCCAAATGGGTGCCTGAAACGAAAGAAGGGCGCAGTGCGCCATCATGTAGCTCTAGATTGCCACAAAGTGATAGCGCACCGTTCTCTACTGCCATTTCATCAGGGGTGAGGCTGAGGCCTCTGTATCTGATAGATTGTTGCATTTGATAGAAATATTAAATATGGATTGAACATTAAGTGTAAAAAACTAACGACAATGAGAGGCATCTGTGCGAGAAACGACAGCTAAAGCTTCGTAAATGTCGCTACCTATGCTTAGGCTGGCTAGACGATTGTCTACTATCAAGTCTATTTCCTTGGCTTCGTCAGGTTTCCCGACAATGCTGCTCAGTATATTTCGCACTGTAGAAACGCTGCTGCCATGGAGTTGGCTTTTACGTCCATGCAGCTTGATGCCATCATTGATGCTGTTTGCTTTGATGATGTACATTTGAGAATGTATCTCTACGAAAGCTATTTTATCCCCAGTCTTCAAGTTGAGTAGCTTGCAAGGTAGGGAACGAAGGGTGATTCTGCCATCAACATTGAGAGTCAAACCACGCCTTTTTTGGCGTGGTCGGTTGAGCATAATGATTTCACTGTTGTCTTCTGCCATAATCTGTAGGTTTGTGGAGCCAGAAACGGAAGTAGTCGTTTTCGGCATCCTGGTTGCGTACTTTTACATATTCTCTTGTAACATAGAAATGTTGCTTTGGTTTGTCGGGATGCAGATGGTAGTCGTTGAGCATCATGGCAGGCTGAACATGCCCATTGAATGTAATCTCGTACCAATAGCGATGCAGAAAGAACCAAGGTCTTCGTCGAACCTCCTGAATGGTGGTGTAGTTGCTCTTTGCTAGCGAGCAAGGAACGATAGACCAACTGCCATCTTGCCACCTCTCTACAGTTTTCTCTTCCTCTTCGCTTACTTTCTCTTCTCGAAATGATTTCTGAATCTTAACGATGAGGCAAAACTGATTGGTGAAGATTCTTGCCATCTTGCCATGGCAGAGCATCACATGGCGATCTGGCTTGTCGGGAAATAGCTCCCTACGCTTGGCATCCCGGTTGATGACGCAGACGGTGGATAGATACTTGCGACGAGCCATCAGAAGAAAGTCTGGGAGCTTTGCCTTCTGGTGCATTCGCTTGATGATCTCGCCCATTCGGTCGAAACCTTCCTTGTCGAATATTTTCTTCGGCTTCTCTTGCTTGTCGGCTTTAGCCTCTGTTGTGGATGAGGCTTGATGATCAGCCTTGGAACGCTTTTCTCGGAGCTGCTTGACTGTAGCCCGGACTTGCTTCTTGGTAGGGATTTCTAGCACATGGCCAGTCTTCTTGTCTATCTTATAATTTGCTTTGTTATTATCCATTTCTTTGAAATTTACAATTAATCGAGATTGAGACAAATGATTTCAAACTGATGGCGTGAGCATACTTCTTCGCCATTCAGCAAATTGTGAGGAAAATTGCAGGGTATGCCTTTTTCGTAGAGGTCACAATGACGACAATATTCTGCCATTTTCTCCTCAGGTATTCCTTCATCTTCTGGAAACTCGAAAGGCTTGGCTCTAGGCTTTGTCCGTATGATGTAGACGAAATGGTCGTAGAGCTGACCGGGCACGATGTAAGATGCCTGACGGATAGAAGGGATTTTATATCCCATCTTGCGAATGAACAGGATTCGCAGGTAAAGAAGAAATTTCTTAAGTTTTTTCATATCTCATTGATGTTATATATTAATAATGTGGGCTAAATTATGAATTCTCGCTGAATGGATTGTGATAAATTGCGCAACTTGGTTTGTTGAGAGCCAAATTGAGCAAGTAATTAGCGACTACTCGGGTTTGCCGTATGGAGATGGAGCGCAGTCACCATCGTAAGGTTCTTCCTTCTTTTCCGACTTATCTTTGGTCTTATGTTCGAAAACATCAAGAATTTTTGTTTCGCTGAGGCTCTTCAACTCATAGTCGTTCATGGTGCTCCCCATTACCTCGTCTACATATCGACGTGCACGCTCCAGACTACTGGCTTGTACAAGATACGTAACATAGGAACGTCTCTCCTTCTCAGTCTTTTCATCGAGAGTAATGAAGGCAAGACGAGCCTTGAACCAGAGATCGTCATCATCTACGTCGGAGAAGAAAATCTCTCCATATTTAGCACGACTGATGTCTGCTATCCTAAACACACCTGATACATAGGCAGCCATTTCATCGATAATATTGGCTTCTGCTTCGGTGAAGGAGAGCGCATCGATGGTGTAGGCTTCGTGGACCACCTTTTCTGCTCCGTCTTCCATCGTCTTTTGATAGCAAACCTTGCACTCGAACCATGAACCTATGCGAGATCGGATGGACTTGCCATTTGATGCGCCAAGAATCTTTTCTGCAATGGCTTTATCTACTTTTACTTTTAAACTTTTAGTAATCTTTTCCATAATCTTAAGAATTTAAATTGTTATTAATGATTTTGTCTAACTGTTCCTGTGGCAGTGGTTTGCCATCTGGACTTAAGTACTTCTTGCATGTGAAATACATCGTGCCATGTTCCGCATGACTGAGATAATCATTTAGCTCGATGTTGGCTAGTTGCTCATCCATGGAATGATAGACGCTATGAGCCGTTCCCTTGTAGGGGCGTTCCATCACATGATATTCAATCAAGTAGCCTTGACGTTTGATTTGCTCGTCTCGGAAGCGAATGAGCTGCTTATCTACCTTTGATTCTTTCTCCTTGATGGTTTTGTAGAGAGAGGCAACCAACACTTTGTCGGGAGGCGTTTTCTTCTTTTCGGAGAAATATTGCCTTGTGGTTGCCCTAAGTTCTGCTACTAGCAGGAAGAAATTGCCGTTTTCGTTTTGCGGAACGTCATTGCCGTCTGCCTTCATGATCGTATCATCCACTCTCTTCTCTAGCTCGATGGATTTTTTGAGTACACCTTTGTCTCGGTGAGCCCAAAATTCCTTTTCTAGCGTTCGCATTGATGCGACTAGCTTGTGGAATGCTAATACAGATTCTTCGCTCATTTCTTGATATTTATAGTTTGTTTTACTCTCTTGATTCTATCTTTCTCCTTTGGGAGGAGCTTGCCTTTGCTGTCTATTCGGCAAAGGAGTTGAAGATTAGGGCTAATGGTTACCCACTTGTGGAGTCCATCGTGCTCACGCTCGATTTGTCGGAGCTGGGCATCTCGTAATAGGTTTGCAAGATGCTGCTCATGCCGGAGCTTACTGATTTCGTTCTGAATTCTGTCCATTGTCTTCAATTTGTTTTGATCTTTCACCAATATTGATATACAGATGCTGAATTTGCCCTGTTCCTATAAGGTCGAGTGCTCGTTTTACATCGTCTTTGCTAACGAAATATTTCTGCTGTCTTCGGATAGTCCCAATAATCTTGGAAGCGCTTATGCAAACTGCATCAAGATATTCATCGAATTGTTTCCTTTCTTCTGGTGAGAGATAAGAAGGACGTACATCTAGGCGTTTGACTAGATCTTTAAACCTCCGATCTATTAAATTACTTATACGATCAATGCAAGAAGAGAAAGCAGTATCGATTTCTTCTAATCGTGACATGAACTTATCTGTCCGCAAATTATACTCTGCAATCTCAGTCTTTTCCAATGCAATGGAATCTTCAACATCTTTTAAATTTGAAAGTCTGTACTCAATGCTTTTTGAGGATGATTCCAACAAGAATAAAGATTTTTTCAGATGTTCATCATTTTTTTTGATGGCTTCTCTGTATGAGATAAGTTCAGCATGCTGGTTACTGATAATTTCTTTTAGTCGCTCGTTTTTCTTATCAAAACGAGCCTTAAAATTCTTGTCTCTTAGCGTGCAAGAGATAATGCCAAGCGAGATAACAAATACCATGCTCAGGCAAATAGTTAATGTTATTGTTTCTTCCATAATTATTTAAATATTAAAATTTACTTTTTGTATGGTCTACGCTTGTAGAACTTTATCTGTTCTCTCTGTTGCTTGAAATAAGCGATTCGTTGGGCGAAAAATCTACACAAGTCAGTATGGATGGTAAGAAGCCCATCGTAGTTGAGATAATCGGTAATATTAGCGAGTTTGTTGCCATTTCCATCAGTTAATCGTATTTCGATTTTGCGGTCGCTTTCAAATTGGAGAAAAGCCGAGTTAATATTAACTTGAAGGAGCTGCTCCCTTAATTCAGCTAGTTCTTTCTCGTTGCCAAGATATTTCTCGGCCTCGACTACTGTAGCTTTTAGTTCGTTTAATTCTTGTTCTGTCATATTATTTGAATTTGATGATGAAATAATCTTTGCCTTCGAACTCCTTGGGGCATAGCCCTGGTTGGGGCTTGCCGATGGTGATGCTCACAATTTCCTTCTCTATCTGAGGGATGTTGTCTTTTGGATAGCCACGGATGAAAACGACGTGGGTAAATGGTTTGACCAATATACATTCGCTACGTATCAGAGCTTTTAACGCAGTAGTATGACCTTCATAGAGTTTTGCTGCACCCTTCAGGTTGCAACCTAAGAAGTCTTGTAATAAGCGATTGATCCAATAGGCCTTGACCTCTCGATATTCAACGGTCTTCTCTCCGGAGGCTATCATCGAATACCATGGCTCAGTAATGTGGAGGGTTAATGTTTTCTTATTCATATTTTAAAATGGTAAATCATGTTTGTAAAAATGCCAATGGGCGAGGCTCTTCATATACAATGGTTTTTGCTTCTTGCCATGCTTGCGCAAGTAACGGTCTCGCTTTGCGTTGACCCATCGCCGATAGACGTATCTGCTTCCATCATTACATCTGAGGCAGTTGCGTACGTACTCATAACTATTGTTTGAGTAAATGGAACTTTCGTGATGGCACCACCGACAAATGCAACCATTATCTGACTTTGTCTTTCTGTTGTATTTCATATTGTTTCATTTGTTTAAAAGAAATGTTTCCATCAAAAGGGAAGTAATGCGACATTTTGGCACACACTATCTTGATGTTTTCGTCAACTCGGAATTGTGCAAATGGTTTCTTTCTACCCTTAAATACCACTAATTCCACGGAATGCTTTCCTAACATGATAAGGGCATCTATGAGAGACTTTAATGAGCCGGCAGAAATGACGTAGCCTAACACGTTAATGGTTGAATAGGATGGAACTTCGAGAATTTTTCTTAGGTTCTTCTTGAAACTTCCTTCTCCATCACAAATAGGACAGTCGTGGTCCTTATAAATAACTTCTCCCCCTTTGGTACAATATTCCCATTCTACCTCCCCTGTTCCATTACATTCGGCACAACTTTCTTCATCATAATGCTCTTGCTCTACTTTTGGAAGATTGTTGTAGGCATCTTGCAAAAGTTTGAGAGGGATGGTGATTCTTCTTCTCTCCTCTAGAAATCTGAGGTTATACCTATCCGTCGGTTCGTATTGACCTTCGCAAACTTCTTTCCTGACGTAGATGATGCGGTGTCCTTCGGTTGCAATCACCTCCCTGCCTTTGAGAACAGGCATTGTATATTGGTTCTCCTTGTCTATGAAGAGAGAGAATAGTTTCTCCTCGTCTACATTATTATATCCTTTCATGATTCTTTCTCCTTGTTGATTATGATTTCTACGGCTATGTATGCGAAGATAATGGCTATAGAAATGATGAATGCTATATCTGTTGTACTCATGCTAGTTTCTTAATAATTTAATTTTTATGATTTTGTGGACTGATCGAGGCTGTGATTTGTTCAAAACCTTTGTTATTCGGTCTTCATACTCTCGTTGTGTCTCACGTTCCTGACGTGGGGGGGTGAGCAGCATATCGGCAACAACCTTACTGCCCTCATCCATATAAAGTATTGCTTTCATATTACCTTATCATAAATTATTACTCTTGAATATTCTTGGGTGTTTTGCCTTTATGGTGGCTGCATGCTTCTTCGTAGTCTAAGACTATGTGACGGATAGGACATTTGCCAATGTGCTTGCTGCCAGGAGTCTTGATGAAATTCTTGCAGTTGCCACATTTGCTGTCTTTTCCTTGGTTTAACAAACTTACTGCTGTTGCCATGATGATGAACAGACCTACCATGATGGCTAAAAATCCTATTTCCATGTTATTTGTTCGTTTTTGTGAGTTTACTTAAAAGTTTCTTGTTTGCCTCTGTGTCTGGGTCGAGGTGATTAAGAGCGATGATGCTATCTGAAATCGAGGGTGGAACCGAGTGCATGTATTCCTTTACCACCGCCATGAAATCATCTAGTGACCGGCAAAGGGAGTATTTGTAGCCAGCTTCTTCCCAGTACATCTGAAACTTCATCTGCTTGACGCTCTGATTGTTTGTCTTACCAAACTTCAACTCGATGCCCAAGCCAAAGAAGAGCGCAGGATTCTCGGCAGTGATGCCTATCTTGCCTTCTCTCATGGATGGGAGAGAGAGGATGAGATCGGGAACACCCGGCACAACTCCTTGGGCTGCATTGATGGCTATTTTCTTGCCATTCGTTGCTCCGTCGGCCTCGTTCTTGGGATGGAAGAGGAGATTGGCGAAGGCTGGGTATTGCAACCGGAACCATCTTACACAAGCTATTTGCAGCTTGCCTTCTTTTTGCTCATGCCTCTGTTGAGACTTTTCAGAGCTTTTTGATGAGCCGTTAAGCACAGCTCTTAAATCTTCGATGTCCATAATCGTATGTTTTAAATTGTTTCTACTTAGTCGTTCAGCAAACTTTGGAGATAGTTTTGCGTCTGATCGTCCAAGTCGGCTAATGACTGCTCTTCTTCTGCTACGGATGGATTCCAGACGATGCCTAGCTTGGCTAGCGTTCCGTTCTCGTAGGCTTGTCTCACCATCTTGGCCATGGAGCCACGAGGATTGTTCTTTGCAGCCTCTATCCATCCCAGATATTTGTCTCTGAGGGCTTTGGTTTGCTGTTCTTCCTCTTCCTTCTTTCTCTCGGCTTTCTGCTGGAGCCTAGCTTCTATCTCTTCGGCAGTCTCTTCTTGCTGAGGATGTGGGGATGCAGGTGGAGGCGTAGGCTTCAGCCTATTTTGCGTTGAGGCTGCAACCGTAGGGTTGTCGAATGTGCCTTCTATCAATTGCTCGTAGTTTTCGGGATTGAAAATCCAGTTGAAGGAGATATAGGAGCCACCATCCTTGCGCCCTGAGAGAAGATCGGAGTCGAGAACCTTGCGAAGCATCGGCTCTATGTCTTCGAAGGAGTAATCCGAGATAAACTTGGCGACCATCTTCTTGCGCTCCGGAGTCATCTTCGAGATAGGCTTTACTTGCGTGCCCAAGAAGAGGCGATTGAAGAGCCTGAGGACTTCGGCAAACTGAGCTTCGGCATCCATCGGCTTTTTTTCTTTTTCTTTTTTTTGTGTGTGGGTGGGTGCTTTCTGCTTTCTTTGTTTGTTTTCTTTTATAGGGGTTTCAGGGGAAAGGGTTTCTTTTATTTGTTTCTTTCCTCTTACTTCTGTGCCCTTGCCTTTGCCCTTATCTGTGCCCTTGCTCTTGCTCAAATCTTCGGAATCACCTTTATTTAAAGGGGTTTCGGAGTGTGAAATCTGTGCCCTAGATTGTGCCCTTTGCTGTGCCCCTCTTTTTTGCTGTGCCCTAGATTGTGCCCTAACTGTGCCCCCATCTGTGCCCTTGCTATTTTGGTGATATACCTTACATCCTTGGCTGTCAGACACTTGCGAGGTTGTAATCTGTGCCCTAGATTGTGCCCCAATCTGTGCCCCAATCTGTGCCCCAATCTGTGCCCATTGGTCTCTTTGCCACGGTATGATGCAGTGGGCGAGAGGGTGGGAACTGTTAATGTATAGTTTTGTTGAGGCTCTTGGAGCACTGCACTTGGTGATGATTTTCTCGGCTACGAGCGCATCCAGTGCGACACGTATGGCCTTCACCGTGGTGCCTAGTTGCTGGGCTAGATCGCGATAGGAGAGGGTGGCAGCGGATGCCTCGTTGTGGGTGGCTGAGAGGAGCACATGCAAGAGCACCTGAACAACCACCGGCCTGCGAAACAGCTTCCACTGCAACAGTTCGGGAGTGAATATGTAGCCATCTGCTTTCATTTATTTTATTTGGATATTGTAATTTACACTATATATGTTTGTATCGCCAGGAATATCCACCAGCGGTCTTGCGCTTGCCTTTGAGCACTTGGCATATGTTGGATGCGGATATTCCGGTACGTCGCTCAGCGTTCTTGATGGATAGGTAGCAACGTGTGGTTGTACCATTATTCGCAATAATCGCCTTACTTTTCTTCTCCTTGGAATCCTTTCGGCTAGGTGCGTATATGCTGTTGCGAGAGCACCAGATGAGATTAGACGCATGATTGTTGGTGAGCTTACCATCCCTGTGCCTGACGAATGGAGAATTTTTCTTGTTGAGGACGAAAGTTTCAGCCACAAGCCTATGAACCAACTCCTCGTGCATTCGCCCTTCGTAAAATAAGCGTACACGGAACAAGCCACGAGCGTTCATGTTCTGCGTGACGATAGCTCCCTTCTTTAGGCAGAAGGTACCATTGTTGGCAACCAGCCTCGGATGTCTTCTGATTCTTCCGAAGGTGGACGCTTGGTATTGATTGGCGTATCGTGGAATGTTCTTCCAGAATTCCTTTTCCATGCTATTGTTGTTTAATCAAACATTATGCGGAACAAATTTGCTTCCTGTGCTCTAAAAGCCACTGCAGGTGAGCTGCCTTAGACGGATCACGGAAGAGAGCCTTCATCTTGTCGATGTCTGGCTGCTGCTTCTTTTGCTCTTTCTTTCTCAGAGGCAAGCCCAATGCCTTCATCTTTTCGCGATGCCTACGTTGGTATTCCTTTATCTTGTCGGGATGAGCTTCTCGCCAGCGTTTTGCGTAATCAGTGAGCTTTTTCTTGTTGCGCTGATAGTATCGTTGGTAATATCCCAAGCCCGAGCTTCGCTTCTCGTTGGCGTTCTTTCGATAAAGCACCCATTTTTCGGGATGCTCCTTGCAGTAGCGTCTGGTACGTTCAAGTATCTTCTCCTTGTTTTTGCGATAATACTCACGTTGTCGAGCTAGCCGACGTAGTTTTGCTTCTTCTGATTCCATGATGTTTTAAGTTATATGTAGAAACAACACTTCTGCTTACCTAAAATGGCAATGTGTCTTTGTCGGAATCAGTGAATGCAAGATGTTCATGCTTCTCGAATGGAATGCACTGTATGAAGTCTCCTACGGTTCCTGTTGATAGGCACATGACTACATGCTTGTATTCATCATTTGTATCTGTTTCCTTAACGAATATGCCAGGCAGCCACTTTCGGTTATCAGAATTTCTTACCAACACCTTGTCGAATAGTTTCAATTCTACCTTCCCTTGGCTATTCTCCCAACGTTTCTTTGCGTTGGCGAAATGTTCGCACTCTTCTGCTGTAGCTGGGCGCAACTCTGGATGAACGCTTATGCGGAGGTCAAAGGGTTGCTCTGTCTCGAAGTGCTCCACGTTCGTCTCTAGCTGGTAGCCGAAGGACAGCGTATCTTCTTCCTCGTTTTTGCTTGTCAACTCGCCAATGATTTTCAGAGACTCATCATCCTCTTGTTGTATGTCGAAATAATACAGCTTCCCTACCTCGTAGTCTTGCTTCTCTCCACGTTCAAGTTCCAGAGTCTCTAGGTTGAGCTTTCCTTCCCAATATTTCTCTACTTTCTTGATGTAGCCATCTTGGTCTTTGCTCTTGCACCAATCGTTTGTTATAAAGGACATAGGGGCTTTCACGCACCTATCTGCATCCGCGATGGTATACCTTCCTATGAAGCGTTTCATCGTGTCGTCCTCATAACTCTCGAAGATGCAGTTTGCGTGATCGAGTTTCCCTGTACACTCCAACACATCACCCTTCTTGAATAACTTGCCCCAGTCTCTCATTTCTTTTGATGGGAAGAGCAAACATTCTGCATCAGGGTAGGAATGTGTTCTTCCATACTTGGTGAGCCACCATCTTTGACTATCTTGTGTTTCAACCTCGATAGCTTCGTTTTCAAGTACGTTCAATTCGCACTCACCGCAAATAGGAGAATACAACTTTGTTCCAATTGGCACATTCTTCAATATTTCGTAGATATTATATTCCATTTTATTTCGGATTTATGATTGTTTGCAAGGAAGCTTCTCCATGTGCTGGACGTACATCTTGTATCGCTGGCAATACTTGCCGTTGATGCAGTTGCGCCCATGCTCACAGGTGTTGCATTCCTCATGTTTGAAATTACTTGCCGAGTTGCTCATAATAGTAGGTGACTATCTGATGTTCTGATGGACGGATGCCGTTCCTAGTAGTGAGCGTGTCCACTATCTCGTCGTATGTGCTTTGCGACATCTGAGAGATAAGGTTCTCGTCGTGAATGCCCTGAGAGAGCTTGTGTAGGCAAAGCCACCCGATAGCTGCCCAGATGGCGATGCAAAAGATGATTTTCAATGTTTTCATATCAATGATGTTTTTATTGTTTATACTTAGTGGTCGGTGTGGGATTCGAACCCACGGCCTCGCAGCTTAGTCCGTTTATTCGCTGCTGGTGTGATTGAACATAAAGGACAGAGAATAAGCTTCGGATTCGCAATCTTCACTTAATTCTTGTTACTATTCACTTAAACATTATTACATTATAAATTGTGGACGTCGCCCCCAGTGGGCTAGGCCATTCTATACCGACCGTGAAATAAAATAAAGGTGCCTGGGCAGAAAGCAATCTTCCGTAATGCCAATGGAATTAAGAACTCTAGTTTTCGCAGGGAAATTTGACCCAGACACCATTAACTAAACACTCTAAAGCTATCGTCTCACGACGTAGCTGCTTAAAAGCAAATAAAATCTTAAAACACAATAGAATTTTATCTAAATCATATATGTGGCTTGCATCTATGCATGCAGATAGTCTTGAACCTTGTTGGCGCAAGCGTCTAGTTCAGACACCCGGTATTCGAGGCGAGTGATCTTTCCATCCTTGCCTCTGCCGTGCACTTGCACCAAGCCTTCCTTCACCCATCGCTGCACGTTGCTTTTGCCGTATGCGGTATAGGCCTTGGCTTGTGTGATGAAAGGTCTCTTTCCCACTGCCTTGTCGATTTCTTCCTTCACCACGTTCCTGATGGCGGAGAGAAAGGTGTCGAAGCTGATCATCTTGTCAGCGAATTGGACTTGTACTGTTTGGTTCATGACTATATGTATTTAAAAGATTCTTGTAACTTTGATGACTCCCATCTTGCGATTGAGTTGTGTGGAGAACTTCCGCTCATATCGCAGGGCGTAGTTGCTGCAGGCGTTCTTGACGGAAGAGAACTTCTTGATAGGGAAGCTTATCGTCTCGTCAATCTTCATTTCCTTAAGCAGTGGTGCTATGCTGATTTCCTTTTTCATATTCTTCTCGCCGTTCGACTGGCTGCGGAGAACCTCAAGCTGCGTCTTTCATATTCTTGTTATGATTTGAATTTTCTGTTTTTGCTATTTGAGAAATTCGTAAAGTTCCTTGGCATATTCCAGTGTTCCTTCGTAGCTTCCAATTCTGGCTTCTTCCTTGAAGCAAGTTAACATGCCTTCCCACTCATACAGAGGTGCTTGGTATATCCAATTGAATATTTCCTCGAAAATTGCAATATTTGACGAGCTAGATATTTGTGATATACCAGTAATCTCATAAATCTTGGCACGCAGCCAGAGGCGTTTTTGTCTCTTGGCTTCCTCATCCTTCAACCTCTGTAGTTCCACCTGAGTTTGGAAGAACGAATCTGCGCTAAAGTTGTTTTTGCTATTTTTCATTGTTTTGCTCCTTTAAAGTTTTCTGTGCTATTTTTATTGCTATATTGGCAGGTGAATAATCTCTACCAGCGAGTTTATTCAGTCGTTTTATCTCAGGGAACGTAAGGAAGTGAATGATGCGGTTAAAACCATTTCCTTCGACTTGAACAAGTTTGTTGAATGCAACATCGTCAAATAATGTTATGCAATATTCCAACTCTATTAACAGTCTGTGTTCCTCAGGATTGCTAAGTACTCTTTTTACTTTCCCTGTCCATCCAAATTGGCAATCTCTAAGAGAGAGAATTGAGATATAGTCGCCTTCCTCTACTTCTTTTTTCTCATTTAGCAGGTTGGTTAGTGCTGTTATCTCTTTCCTCTGTGACTCTACTACGTTACGAAGATTATCATTTTCAGTTGAAAGCTTTGCTAGCTTGTTCAATACTCTGAGTAGTGTTCCACCAGAAATGAGTATGATGAGTATTCCAATTATATAAATTGTCACATCTTGCCTCCTTCCTTTAATATAGTTGGTACTAAATCTTTGAGATAAGCCCAGAAGTCGAATCTTAAATTATGGCGGATGATTTTGTTCCATTTGAACTTGTCGGGTGTATCGTCTAGAATTCCATGAAGGCATTCTGTAGCAAGATTGATGGGTGTCGCAAAGGAAAAGTCCTTGTTTGCGACAATAATGAAGGCGTACATGTCTTCTGGAATTTCCTTTGCTTTGTGCCAAAATTGGCTGAGGTTGATGTACTCTTCTTCTTTATCATTCTCCGAATAGATCAAATCTTTTGGAAGTTTGTACTTATGCCCTTCCCAATACTCCTGGTATGAGATTTCACCTACCGACATTAAGCCCAGCTGGTGTTCCTTGTGGCATAGGTTAACCCATAGCCTTAGGGGTGCATCGGGAATTATTTTGCTATTTTCCTTCATTTTCCTTCAATTTTATTTGGTTATTACTAACTAATTTACTAACTTTACGGTGCAAAAGTACAATAAACTTTTTGATAACGTATAGTTTAGTGGGCAATATTAAAAGAAATTAACCCACTTTGTTGAACATTTAAGATAAATTTAGTATGAATGTGCAAAGAATAGTGGACATAATAACGTCCAATAAACTTAGCAAAGTGGAAATCGCTTCAAAGATGAAAGTGAGCAGAACCACTTTGGATAACCTCCTTAATGGGGCTGATGTGAAAGTAAGTACCATTGAAAGTTTGGCTGAGGTGCTTGGGGTTAATGTATCTGAGTTTTTTGATTCAGGTAAGACTAATTTGACGAATGCAGATTTTTCTTCAAAGGCTGATATTTCAGAGATGGAGAAAGAACTGATTGCTCTTAGAGCAGAGAACAAACTGCTTAGAGAGTTGCAAGGACTTTCAGCAAGAAGTCAGGTACATGTTGGATAATTAAAATGTGGTAATTATGAAAAGATTTTTTTTGGCAATTATAGCTTTTTTATTTATAGCAGTAGGATATTCTAAAGATTTTGTCGGATTAACGACAGCTTCTGTTAATTTCAGATATGAGCCATCTACAGAAAGTGAAATCATAGCGAAACTGCCTAAGGGTTGTCCGATAGCATTTGATGATGAGTCGTTAGAAGATGGTTTTTATTTTGTGAATGTTCTTGAAACAAACACGTTTGGTTATGTGTCTGCTAAATATATTAAAAAATATAAGGAAATAAGTATTGATACGACATTGGTGTTAGAGAAAGAGAATATTAATCCAACATATCAGAAGAAGAATAATCTGCATCTTGACCCGCAGCTAAAGATTAAAAATCTTGCATCTGTGTCAATGACTTTAAGAGTTAATGATGAACTAAATTACAAATTTAAGGCTCATCAAGAACGAACGATTACTGTACCAGCTGGTATAGTCAAACTTATGGTATATTCTCCAGGAACAATTCCTTATATAGGAACAACGAAAACGGAAGAAAATTATTTGTATACACATGAGTTTTATTTGCATACTATAACAACGAGAAAATGAAAGAACTGTTATTCACGCTTTTAGTACTATTGATTGTGTCCTGCTCTAATGGGACACGAAATGATAACGAATCTGAAGATACTGATTCTGTCATTATCACGAAGACTGTTAAAGAGAAACTTTCTGATAATGACAAAATAGAATTAGCAAAATCAGTGGGGATTGGCTCAACTTTATATATAGATTTTGCAAATGTTTTGCATTCTCGTAAACATTGTAAGGGTATTGCTAGATATGATCAGGCTAGACCTTTAAGACCTGTTCCATTATTAAAATTGACCGATAAAAACACATCGGAAATATGCTCTAGATGCATAAACCCAGAAGCAATGTGGGCATTGGACGAAATTGTTCAAGGATATAAGGAAACGGAAGTTAAGGAAAATTAAATTATAAATGATGCAATTAACGGACAATGATATAGACAGAAAGCTGAGGATATCGAAGAAGTTCTTTTGCTTTGGCCTAGTGACCTTCTGCATAGGTTTCTTGATGCTAGGCTACTCCTTTGGAAAATTGTCATCAAGTAGTGCTGAGGCTGGTTCCTTCCAAACAGAAACCTCAGAAGGAGGTAATGTTTATGTATCAGACAGTCCTGGTTCCAAACGATACCATAAGGATAGAAATTGCCCAGCTCTTAAAAGAGCTACAGGCAAGATAACAAGGACAGATGAAACAAACGCCATTGATCAAGGAAAAACTTTGTGTGGATGGTGTGGTAAATAATAATAAATAAAGTTATGAAGAAGATCTTATTTTTGATGGCAACGCTTCTAGGAAGCATTCCATCTATGGCTCAGAAAACATTTAATCAGTGTACTGTAGGCTATGAATCAGGTAATAAGGGTATACAAGTGAATGGTGATAATGGTGTTATTGTTGTACTGTCAAAGAAGGATGACAATAAAATCAATAAGCATCAGGAACTTTTTGTAAGTATTATTAATAATAGTACTAACAGGTTTAACTTTGACCCAAGCAAGATTTCCGTTGAGGCTATTAACAAAAACAAGACAGAGGCTTGTGGAGTGTATTCATGTGATGAATGGGTGAAGAAGGAAAATACTCGCATTCTTTTATGGGGGCCTAACAATTCAGAAACCCAAACTGTAAAAACTGAGGTTAAGGGTGCGAATGGTTTAACTACAGCTACAGCAGAAACTAAGACTGAGGTTGTTACAAATGCAAATGATGAGGCTAGAGCACAAGCTGAGGCAGATATTAATAGCAAATATTTTAAGCGCGTTACAATTGGCGCAGGGCAAATCCGCTATGGTATGGTGGTGGCCAAAAATCCAAAAGCACAGAACTTGATAGTGAAGGTTCCTGTAAATGGAAATATGTATGTTTTCGACTTGTCAAAAGAATAGATTTATAATTGTTTAGAGTAAATACTTGACAATATCGGTAAATTGGGCATTTTGGAGTGCCAGATGAACATATACGAATAGTTCTATCTAAATATTTGATTTTCAATCAGTTCGTTTGTGGTACTGATTTTTAAGGAGTTAATTAAATATTTGAGTTGAACGTTTAGCACATTAAACGTGCCAAATGTTTAGCAATGTTTAGAAATTGTTTTAGAATTATGGCAACATTTAAGACGGTAGTACAAAACAAGAGGGCAGATGGATATTATGTAGTTTATATTCGATTAACCCACAACAGAAAAGTTATCTATCTAAAGACAGATAAAATGGTCAATGACAAAGGTATCACATCTAAGAAAGAGGTAAAAGATGCCTTTGTACTTAATTCATGTTTGTCTACCATAACAGAATGGATAGAAAAACTGAATAAAGTGGATCATGAGAAATGGACAGCCGAGCAAGTTAGGGACTATCTATTGCAAGATGATGAAGATATTAGCTTTTCCGATTTTTCTAGGGCTTATGTTGACACGCTAAGAGAGAGCTATATGCCAAATTCTATCAAACGTTATGAAGCAGCATTAAATAGCTTGGAGAAGTATGCCAATACGACCAACATAAAATTTTCAGAGCTTACAACGAAATTTATAACAGGTTGGATTGATTCCATGAAAGATTTTAGGCGAGTCAAGATGCAATATCCGATTCTTATCAAGAGATTATTCAATGAAGGTGTAAAGCATTATAATGACTATGATACCGGGCTGATGCGCATAAAACGCAACCCTTGGGTAAAAGTGGAGATTCCGAAAGCAACGACACCAGAAAAGAAAGCTATAACAATGGAGGACTGCCGAACCTTTTTTGCTATGCAGGTAGATACATATAAGCAGCAGCAAGCTATAGATATTTGCAAGATGATATTTTGTCTTGCAGGTATTAATACAGCTGACCTTTTCTTTATGAAGAAAGAAAATTATTACGATGGCATCATTCATTATGAGCGCAAGAAAACGCGTAATAAACGTGCAGACAAGGCTTATATCGAAATGAGAGTACCAGATATGCTTATTCCTACCTTCAATAAATATGCCACGGAAGAAAAAGACAAATACCTGTTTAATTTCCATAAGGTCTATTGTAGTACTGAGAGCTTATCAACTAGCCTTTGTGCTAATTTGCATTATTTGTGCACGGTTAAGTTGGGCATAGCCGACCATATTTATACGCCCTACACATTTCGTCATACTTGGGCTACAATAGCACAAAATGATGTGGGTGCCAACTATGAAGAAATAGGTTTTGCCATGAATCACATTAGCACCCATAAAGTAACAATGGGTTATGTTAAGCCAGATTTCACTAGAGCTTGGGAGTTGAATGAAAAAGTAATAGAGAAGGTTTTCTTCACTAATGAAAAAAGCAAGCGTTTGTCTCATCAAGAGGAAAAAGTAATAGATGTTGCCACTGAGGCCTGTGCTTTTGTTGCCGATGCTTACTTCATGGGCGAGGTCGTGTCCCACGTGGATGGCAAGGGCTATAAGAACACAGACGAGATAATAGACCAACTGATGGCTAGAATCACTGACAGCGTGCCTAGCACTTGCACCATACAGATAAAGGTGAAGAACATCACCAAAGACCAAACCAAGTATTTTGAGCGCATGAGAGATAAAAAGTAGCCAATATATCTTAAAATTGTGCCAATAAAGCTTAATATTTGGCGATTTCATCCAAATATTCGTCTGATGGTAGTCTTCTCTAAAGTTGAAGAAATTTTAGAGAGGGCTGCCCATTTTTTATAATTAGCCATTATTAACAATTTTGAGATTCTTGATGTTGATGGTAGTCTCTTGTTTCTCAAATTTCTCTTCCAATTCCATGAATGATTCCTCAACCGAGAGGCTTCTTCTCTCATCATTGTTGAAAGATACAGATTGCAGTTTTGGAGCCACGTAAGGGAGAAACTTCGCCACCAATGCCAATCGCCCGGCAGGTTCTTCAATCTGCATAAGGTCAGAGGCGAGCGAATATCCCTTCTCGTTTATTCCGTTCAGATAGCCAGTGATGGCATCGCTGAGGCTTTCACGCACCGTTTTCGTAATCTTGTTTGGTGTGCCAGCCTTGCGTCCGCCAGTCTTCTTTCGCTTCTTCCTAGGCTCTTCATTATTATCTTGTTTTGTTGCCATATATACTAAATATTTTGTGAATATTGATAGTTTTCGGTTGCAAATATACATAAAATTTTGATATGAAACCGTTCAAGTTGCGCAATTTATCAAAAAGGTTAGCGAAAAACACACTACTTTTACACAGTTTAAACATTAAATTCGAATTTTATGGGATTAATAGGAAGTATTGCTGGTGGAGTAACCTCGGCTGTAGGTGGTGCTCTAGCAGCAAAAGCACGAAACAAGGGATATAACGACTATATCAACATGTTTCAGGACAGAATGCAGCAGGTAAAGGATCATCGTGATAATCTTTATTATCAGGACCCGACACAGACTGCAGAGAATCAAGCAGCCGTGACGAATGCCCAGAAAGTGCTGGATAATGCCACGCAGACAGCCAAGAACACCAACATCGTGAGTGGTGGCAGTGATGAATCGGTAGCTTTGAGCAAGCAAGCAGCGCAAGACCAAGTGGGGAAGATGATGCAGGATGCAGCTGTTCAAGGTGCTCAGCAGAAAGAAAATACATGGAATAATGCAGATTCTCAGATAGACACCTTTACGAACTACATCGCCACAGCCAAGAAAGAAAAAGCTCTTTCTACAGCACAAGGCATTACGGATGCAACTAGTGGTTTGGCGAATGCAGCTAGCAAATTGCCATATTAAAGAAAGGAGGTAGATATGGGATTTACAATTGACGATTTAACTCCAAAGCGTCCAGCTACAGCTACAACGCCTTTTGCAGATTTTACTCCGGGTAGTGGAGATAATGTTGCAGACGCAGATGTTGCTATTCCACAGCAAGAGACAGCCGTGCAGAATCCGACTCCACCAAGTGGTGACGGTTCAGCAGCGCAGGCCACATCTACATCTGCGACAAATCCAACGACTTCAATAGATACAAATGGCATTGTGGCAGATAATCAGCCATCCTTCACTCAGCAACCATCTGATGATGTGACCAAGGTAACTCCTAACCAAGGCATTCAGATAGATTGGAGCAAGCCTTATTCTCAGATAGAACAGAACCCTCTCTTGCAGCAGATGAAACCTTATGACATTCTTCAAGATTTTCAGAAGAATGGCAATGGTGACTATGCTTCGTTCATGCCTTGGCTCCAATCTCTTGGCGATGCGGATAAAACCGTAGCAGCCAACGCAGCCTTGCAAAAGAAAGCCGAGAAGCAAGCTAAATGGGAGCAATGGGGAAACCTCTTCCAGCACATTGGAAATTTCTTTGGCACGGTGCAGGGTGCGCCATCACAGAAGATAGAGTCGGCACAAGAACTTACCGACCGCCAGCGTAAGATAAGGGAGGCGACGGAAGCACTCAGAGCCAAGGGGTATGACCAAATGATGGTGAACATCTATAAGGATAGAGCCAGCAAGCAAGCGCAGATGCAAGCGGAGGCAGCTGCCAAGGCTAAGGAAGCACAAGCAGCTTACTATGGCTCACAGCAGAAACAAGTGGATGCCCTTACTCCTGTAAAGGTTGCGGAAGTTACAGAATCAGCAAGACAGCATTCAACAGGTGCCGACCTGAATGTTTCAAAGAAGCAGACCGAAGACGCACTTAGAGGTAAGAAGGCTGATTTGCTCACAGCACAGGCAAACAATGCTAACGCAGGAGCTGCCGACCATGCAGCCGGTGTGTCTGTGAAGAAAGCGCAAGAAGGCAAAATCCATGCTGAGACCGTGAAAGTAAACGGAACAAACAGAGCTGATAAGGAAGCGGACGATTTCAATATCAACTATGTGAACGACCCAGTTTTCAAGAAGCATGTGAATGAATGGGCATCGCACAATGGTATGGCTATCGGTGGTAATGACGGAACCGGTGGAACTTGGGCAAATAAGTATAATCGCCAACAGGCATCCGCTTATGCCAAAGCTAGAATGGCTAAGGATGGCAAGAAACGTACCGTTCGCCCTTATGGTGGCAAGCCAGCCAAAGGTTCTTCTGGAACCAAGGTAGATTATTCAAAGTATATCAGAAAATAACATAATATATGGCAGACAAAGACAACAAATCAAAGTTGACTTATCATGTATGGGATAAGGACAACAACGAGTATGACATTCCTGACGAGGTAGTTCAGCAAAGAGGCATGGACAATTTTGCCAAGGACTTTGAGGGTGGCTATATCACCATGTTTGATGATAAGAGGCAGAAGGTGGATGTGCCTATTGAAGATGTGGGCGACTATCGCAAGCAAGGCTACATCTGGTATGATACCAGTGGAAACGCTACCCCTATCAATGAGATTGGCAAGAAGCCAGCTCAGCAGGAGCTGGAATCCGAGCAACAAGCATCTTCGGGTAAAGATAGCGGATTAATCTCCGATGCACTTGGATTTGGCAAGCAAGTAGTGGGCGAAGCCAAGAAAGTACCGGGCATGATCTCTAGTATCTTAGGATTGGATAATTCTACGCAGCAGTCAGAGCAACAGACGCAACAGGTAGATGGTGTGACAGGCGCAGCCGTGACCGAGCAGCCAGCGCAATCTCCATCCTCTACAGAGCCAAGCCAGCTTGTGAAGAATCTCGAAGGGAATCAGCTGCCTCAGTCGGAAGCTATGAACAATATACAGATGGATGAGCGGTTTGCCAATTATCTGAATGACTGGCACCAACGTCCTAACAAGGAAGGCAACTATTTCGAAAACTTTGTGGCAGACCTTGAAGCAGAAGGGGCAAATCCTGAGGAAGCCATCAAGGCAACACAGAACGCTCTGAATAGATATGCCAATCGCTCAGCTCTTGGTGTGACTAATCAGGTGGTATCTTCTTTGCCTGATGATACCGTACAAGATGCAGAAAAGAGCATTGAGGCTCAATGGTATAGCCATGGCGTGCAAGACAAATTGAAGCAGGATGCACATAACATGGGTATCAACTATGATGACTATGTGGCTCAGTACTTGAAGCCAGCCATGGTGGAAAGCCTTGTGCAGAAATATGGACCTAACTATCGGAACATCGCGGAGGGAATCGCCACACGTCTCTATTCTCATGATGAGAATGTGCAAGACAGGCTGATGAACCTAGACATCGACAAGGCTTTGTCGGATGTGATCAGCAAGTATGTGAACCCTTCTGTAGTGAATGAGTATATGAAGGCGCAGGAGGCAGGTAGCCAAGCATTTGGCGAGGGTATGGAAGGCAGTCAGTATATTCCAGCCAATCTTCGCTTGGGTGCAGCTCTTGGTGCTCAATACGAAGCCAACCAAGTCAAAGACCCTCAGAAAACGCTCGACTTGTTGCAGAAGAAATTTGGTACTCTTTACAAGAACCCTCAGTTCCAGACAGACATGGCGAATGCAGCCTTCAAGGTGATGCAGGGCTATGGTTTGAATGGAGGCATGATGGGCGACCCTAAGCAGTTCAAGCCGATGATTGATGCCGTATTGAAAAATCAGCTAGATCACTTGGAGGCAAGTCAGATGATACCTAAGGGTAGCGCAGAGTATATCATGAACACAGGCTTGGGCAATACCATTGTGGGCAAGATAACCAGAAAGCTTGTGCAGACCGACTATCAGAACTGGTTGCAGGATATTGCCAACCAACAATATCAGCCGGGCTTCTGGGAGCGAGTGGGCAGTGGCGCATTGACATTTGCCGGAGATGCTTGGAGCTATTGGTTGCCGGGTGCAGCAGGTGGCAAGATTACCAAGAACATGATCGCCAAGGCCGAGGGCAAGCTTGCAAGCGACCTGATGGCCAAGGGCATGGAAACCAAGATGGCAGAGCGTGCTGCCAAGGTGCTCATTGGTAAGAGTAAAGCGATGGCATTGAAAACAGGTGCAGCCAGTGGTGCCGTAACCTTTGGAGGTCAGTCTTCCATTTCAAAGCCTATCGATGAGATTTATCGTACAGGCCAGTTTGACGAGAATGGCAAGAAATATAATCCATCTGTGGGCAAGGTTATTGCCAATACCTTGGGCGAGGTGGCTAAGCAGAGTGCAGTAGGTGCCATCATGCAAGGTGGTACCATCGCCAACATGGTTGGCAAGGGCAGAGGTTTGGCCACCAACATACTTGCTGATGTAGGTGGCAAGGCTGTAGACTCAACCATCATGGCAGGTCAGCAAACCTTGGAGCACATGGCTCAGGACCCATCCTTCAAGCCTACAGGCAAGGACTTTGCCGAGAGTGCCTTGGAGAGCATGGCTAACCTCACATCCATCGGCTTGCCGGGCTTGATGGGCAAGTATGCCCGATTCAAGGATGCCAGGGAGTTCAACCGCAAGTTTGATTTCACCAACCAAGACATTGCCGAATTGAAGCGAATCGGCTATGACGACTTGCGTGATGCCTTCGAGAAGATGGGCATCGGTGAAATTGCGGTAACAGGCGACAATGTGCAAAGACTCGATGGACAGCTCACCCAGAAGTATATGGATATGATGAACGACAAATCCGTGCCTGAGACCTTGAAGGCAAAGATGATGGCAGTGGTGGAAGGCAAACGCCCTTCTTCCTTCTCGCCAGTCGTTGATTCTGTCATTGTACAGCCGATGGACAACGATGGCAAGGTGTATCTCGAAACCTTGAACAAGGATGGTGCTGTAATCGACCGCAAGGAGTATTCTTCACGTGAGGATGCCGAGAAGGCAGACAAGAAGCTGGAGTATGAGAAAACCTTGGGCTTGGCATCCGTCTTGGAAGGCGAGTTTCACAAGGAGTTTACCCAGGAGCACTTGGACGGCCTCTATAATCAGGCAGCCCAGAAATACAACATGGGCGAGAAATTGACAGATGAGGAGAAGGCAGCGGTCTACCTTCACCAGAATGCCGGCACCATCAACGACATCATGCAGAAGCAGCAGAAGGGCATCATCCTCTCTGCCGACGAGCAGAAGCAGGTGGACGCATATCGTCATTTCTATGATTCAGCCTTGGAGAACAGTTCCGTTATGAGGGAGTTTGTCAACACGTTCGAGGACTCCCATGGCGTTGCACGTGGCACTCTTCGCAAGGCATTGGAGTCAAGAGATAAGAAGTATGAGCCATTGGTGGAGTCTTACCTGAAAGAGCTCTACAACTCCATCGAACTGAAACGAGAGATGAAGCAAACCGTAGATGATCTTTATAACACATCCCATGGTAGAGACCAAAAGCGCATCGAGCAGAATGGTGCTGAAGGTGGAAGCGAGACACCAGCAGAAAGCGATGGCTCCGTACCAACTCCGTACCAAGACCGTACCAACTCCGTACCAAGTCCGAGTGATGCAAACTCTGCTGCAAACCTTGCAAACTCTCCTTCTGATGTGCCCCCAGCAGAGCCCCCAACGCCTCCTGCAAGCAATAGCACTGCTAGCCAAGAGCAAAATGCAGAATCCTCAGATGCCTATGTGATGGGGCAGACAGCCTATCAGAATGGGGATGTAGAGGGGCTGCAAGCAATCAATCATAACGATGATGTGGCTAAGGCTAGATTGAAGCGAGCATTTGCGGATGATGAGGCTAAAATGAATGTAGTACTGAAAGCATACGAGGAAGGCAAGGACATGGAACAGTTCTTGGCTCAGCGTGCTGGCTATATGACTCCAGTGCAACAAGATGCCGTTCGTAAGTATGTGGAGGCTCAGAATGCCAAGAATGGTGCTCTTGATGCCTTACAACATGCCGATGACGGCTATGCTGATGCCTTGAAGGAGCAGCTTTGGCCTTATCAGACGGAAGACGGAAACATTGTGCCGGCAACCCTTGCTTCTGGACAACAAGTATTCTTGAAGAAAGCCAACAAATATGATGGTGGTTTTGTGGTGGTTCCTGATGAGAATGGGAATCCTTCCATCAAGCAGGTAGCCAATGCAGACATCAAGGAAGTGGGTACACCTATTTCTCTTGATGATTACATCAATCAACAAGTGACAGAGCAGAAGAATGCTAGACAGCAGCAGTTCTTTTCCCAGTTTGATGGCAGTGGCTTGAAGCCTAACGACACTGTGGAGGTAGCCATTGAACCTGGCACAGATACCATACAAATGCAGTTTGCCGGGTATAGTCCTGACGGGAAGGTGATACTTTCGGACGGAAAAGACCAAATTCCCCTTACCAAGGAAGAGTTTAACGCTTGGCGACAGAATGCCCTAGATGCCTCTATTGATGCAGAGCTGGATTCCGAGGACGCACAGCGTGCCAACGATGATGCAGCCAAGGCTGAGGCAGACAAGCAGGAGCGATATAAGAAGGGCATCTTTGGATATGCAGCAGGTCAGCCAGACTATTCTGACCCTCAGACGGAACCAAAGGTGGCAGCAGAATATCTGCAAGAGACCGCAGGAGAAGACCGTAAGGCACTCTTCGCAAATATCGCAGCGGAAAAGAAATCCTTGCAGACTCGTATCAATCAGCTTAAAGAGCATATCGCCAGCAACGAGGAGTGGCTATCCATCAATACTGACCTAGACCCTAAGAATGCCGAAACCAGAACTTTGGCAAACAAGCAGATGCAAGGTCAGATAGCAGACCTACAGGCACGTTTCGATAATTGGAACAAGATACGCTCAGCTGTAATGACTCCTGAGGAGGCAACTGCCATCCAAGAAGATCGTACCAAGAAGATAGCTGATGCAGGTGTGAACGAAAGTGACATTACTTCTATTGATGGACGCGAAATAGCCGTTTTGAGCGATGAGGAACTTAAGAAGCAATATCCTACCATGGATGAGGCTAGCAACTATATTGCCTCAGAGCGCAAGCGCATCTATCGCATTCAGTCGGACGAGGTGCAGCGTGAAATTGACGGTGTGGATGATGTGCTCAATCGCTACGTGAGTGGCGAGATCGACTTGGAGCCAGAGCAAATCAAGGAGTTGAACACTATCAAGGCTCAGTTGCAAGCACGCCAGCAGAACCTCACGGAATCCGCCAAGGACTTGAAGGCACAGGCTGACAAACTCAATACGCTTTATCGCAAGGAAAATATGGAGGCTAGAGCCAAGACAATCGAGAACATGACTCCAGCCGAGCAGCGTGCCGTCAAGGTGGAAAATGCCATCAAGAGTGGAAACCTTAGCCAGCTCAATTCCATTTATGAAGAAGTGAGAGGCGCAACCGACTTCAACGACACTGAGCCAAACACCCTTGAAGAGTATGTTGCCAACAATATCGGACGTTTCTCCTTGAACTATGAGGGCAAGGAGAAGGGAGGCGCATTCTCCAATGGCATCCAGCAGGAAACAGGCTTGGGACGAAACGACTTCAACAAGTTGCAGATTCTTGCCAAGCAAGGCGAGGGTAAGACCGTTCCTGAGTTTGTGCAAAGACTCTATGACAACATGCCGGAACATCTAAAGCAAATGGGGTACACAGACCAAGACATCAGGGATGCTTTCCTCAATATCATTGGCAGTGCAGAAAATTACTCAGACATCAAAAATTACACCTTAAATAATAAGGTGGCTGATGCCGAGCAGAAGATGCAAGCCCTAGAGCAGCAAGAGGCAGAAATGCGAGAGGCAGAGGAAGGCAAGAATTTTTCAGAAAGATTGCAAAATGCCATCGCTGAGACCGAAACTGAGCCTACAGATGCTCAAAAGAAGGCAGGAAACTATAAGAAGGGACATTTGCAATTTGGTGGCTATGATTTCACCGTTGAGACACCGAAGGGCGCAACACGTAGCGGTAAGGACGAGCAGGGCAAGCCTTGGAGTGTGACCATGCACGACACCTATGGCTACATAAAGGGTAAGATTGGCGTGGATGGTGACCAGATAGATATGTTCATCAATGATGATGCCGACCTTGATACTTTTGATGGTAATGTAATGGTAATAGACCAAGTTAACCCAAATACTGGGGAGTTTGACGAGCATAAGGTAATGTATGGCTATCCTGATGAGGCTGCTGCCATATCTGCCTACTTGAAGAACTATTCCAAAGGATGGAAGGGACTTGGTAAGTTAACGTCTGTGCCTAAGGCTACCTTTGATAAGTGGCTGGAGTCTTCTGACCGCAAGACAAAGCCTTTCCGTGATTATGCTATGGTACAACATGAGGAGGCAAAAAAGGTTAAGCAGGATGAGAATCTTCCATTTGGTGCTCAGATGAACTTGGATGACCTTCCATTCGACCGCGATGTGAAGGAAGTGAAGCCGAAGGATATGACAGAACCTCAGAAGGTGGCTTTTGAGGCAGTATCTACCATGCTAAAGAAGGCTGGCATCCCAGTGAAGGTGATAAGCAACGAGGATATGGAGAAGGTGGCAGAGAAACAAGACAACTTACGATTGTCTTCTCTTCTAAACAGCCCTGTGTTCCGTTTCCAGATTAAGACACCGGAGCAGAAGGAAGCAGCCAAGGCTGCATACGATTGGGCAGTGAAGCATCGTCCAGATAAGTATGCGCAGTATGCCATCGTTAATATGGATCGCCCTAATCAGATGCCTGAGTACTTCGAGAAGAAGAGCTTGGCAGAACAGTGGCGTAAGTACTATACCAACCAATGGGGAATTGGCAACTACAAGGGCTTCGACCTTAACAAGCCTTTTGAGGAGCAAATCAAGAACGTAGTTGGTAAGGTGCCTGAGGAGTTTGATCCTTACAAGAAGGAGGATAAGAAGGAAGCTGACAAGTTAGCCGAGTTGAAGAAACAGAAAGAGGAGCTTGTAAAACAGCGTGATGAGTTGTATGCTAAACTGAACGACTACAATTTCAAGCGCAACAAGGCCTTCTTTGATGCCATTATGGACTATCGTAGCGAGCACCCTGGTGAGGAGATTCCTGATTCCTTCATCAAAGAGGCGACCGATAAATCCATAGGACGTTATGACCCACGCCCAGATTTGAACCGTCAGATCGAGGAAGTGGATGCTAAAATCAAGGCTAATAACAAGGAAGTTGTTAAGTTGATGGTGGCTGATAATGGAGGTGTTAGCTTCATGCGTACCTACCATGGTAGCGGTGCCGACTTCGATGAGTTCGACTTTGACCACATGAGTGAGGGAGCAGGTAGCCAGGTATTCGGATGGGGAGGATATGTTACCTCTTCCAAGAAGATTGGTAAGAGTTATGCCGATTTATCGAATATGGCAGCAAGAGGCTATATTTATAAAGGTGATGCAAATGTTCCCAAAGCTGCTATCAATATGATAGCAACTACATTGGAGGCTCATCCTAATGAGAATATCAAGGAGTTTCTTAAAAATCGAGTTGAATATTACTCTGCCAAATTAAAACAACTACCTGGTAATAAGTTTGCACAGCAAGTTGTCGAAAAAAATAAGATTGCTCTTAACTATATTGATAAGATAGACTTGAGTGACTTTGTTCCTCGCTCAAAAAATCTATATGAAGTAGAGATTCCTGATGATAAGGATGAGAACTATCTGGACTGGGACTCAAATGTTACACAAAAGCTAAAGGATCGTGTATTTAGTGCCTTGGTTGATGATAAGAAGAAAGACTATGTGACTTTGTTAAAAGAAAACGGATTTAATGATAAGCAGGTAGAGAGAGCTTTAAGTTCTTTGAGCGTTGAACGATATAAGAATGCCTTTGATACTGTAAAGACAGGAGAAGACTTGTATCGTGCTATATCAAAGAATCTTGTTAAGTCAAACTCTCAAGTAGATGATGACAAGGCTGCAAGCCAGTTCCTATCATCGCTTGGCTTCACAGGCATCAAGTACAAAGCTGGACGCAACTTTGGTGGTGTCGAGGAAGGTGATACGAACTATGTAATATTCAAGCCAGAGGATATGCAGATTGTTGACCACAACAAGTTTGCCAAGGGCAAGGGCACAGTGTATGGCTATACTGATGGTCAGAGTATCGTGCTGAATCAGGATCATCTGAATCCGAACACTCCTATCCATGAGTATGCTCATATTTGGCGTACAGCAGCCAAGGCTAAGAATCCTGACCTTATCGCCCATGGCGACAAACTCATCAAGGAAACGGAGTGGTTCCAGAGCTTGCTCAATGACCCTAACTATAAGCATTTGAGTGAGGATAAACTTTGCGATGAGGCTTTTGCCCGACTCACTGGTGATGGTGGTGCCGACATCTTGGAGCAGATGGCAAATGATGCCATCAAGGAGAATCCGTTAGACACTGCAAAAGAGCTATCTATCATCAACCGATTGAAGAAATGGTTGAAGCAGTTCTGGTATTGGACTCTTGAAACATTTACCAAGTGGAAACCTGAGGACATCAAGAAGATGACCTTGGAGGACATTCGTAACCTTACGCTGAGAGACTTGGCGCAGGGAGTAGATCCACGTGCCGTGCTGAATGAACATGAAGCAAAGGAGTTCCATTCTATCATAGATCAGGTGTTTGATGATGAGAACTTTGACAAGTCTCAGCATCTTCGTGAGAGATATGATTTAGGCAAAACCCCAGAATGGATGCAAGGAATAGGTATAAAAGGAGATAATTTCTCTTTGTCGTTCAAGAGTATCAAGGTGCACCAAGGAAAGGACTCAGACCACGATTTGACAAAAGAGGAATGGCATGCTTTGCCAGAAGCTTTAAAGCATCCATTTGCCATTACCCGTTATCAAGGAGCAAAAGACAGATTTCGTCTCTATGTAAATATCTATCATGATGGGAAACCTGTAGCTGTAGGTATGGATGTAAAGCGAGTAAATCAAGGCAAAAACAAGCCACAACTTGATGTAAATAGCATCAAGACAGTATTTGCTCACCAAGGTGTTATTGGAGGAGGTTCAGAAGTATTGGTTACATATGATAAAGAAATAACTCCAAAACAGCAGGAACTTCTGCGTGGACTCAATTTCCACGAATATCCTACTATTCAGGAGTTATCTGCTGCAAAGGTAAGCAAATCTTTTGAAACCACCAAGGGAAATGGCGAAAAAGTTTCATTGGCAGATGATAAAACACTTGCAGGTGTGCATAATATAACAGAGGATAAGCTGAGAAAAGCTTTGAAACTGGGTGGCCTTGCCAATCCTTCTTTGGCAGTGATTGATACAGCTAAGAGTGGGCACAGTAACTTTGGCGAGATTTCATTTATCGCTCCTTCTGCTCTTGTTGATAAGCGTACAGGTAAAACTGCTGGTACATGGACTACTGATGCATACACTCAGCGTTACCCTTCGGTGGAGCGACAAATGACCGATAAGGGTTATGAGAACTTCAAGAAGTGGGTGGATGGTTTGGATTACTCTAGTGCGGATAAGTCTGAGATTCTGAGACAGACGAAAGATGTGCTGGAGGACAATGGTGTACCAGCTTGGGAATTGATGTATCTGAATGAAAAAGGCATCGACTTGAAAGGTTATGATTCTGATGTGGATTATCGCTGGCAAGAGCTAATAGAGAATCATCCTACTTCCAAGGATATTCTTGATGCGATGAAGAGTGACCCGGAGTTGAATGATAAGGTTACCAAGCTTGCTAAATCTGCTATCGTGAAGCCTACTTGGAGTGACATTTCCAAGAATGTGAGAAAGCAAATTTATAAGGAAACAGGCGTGAAGGTTGCCCCTATCAACCCTAAGGTGAGAGCCAAGGTTAAGGAAATCTTTGAACGTGACTATGCTCCTCAGTTACTTAACAAGGATGGCTCGCCAAGGAAGGCTGACGTGGAGAAGATTGTGGAAGATATGGTGAAGCAGTATAATGACACCAAGAAATACAGCTTCTACAAGTCGAAGGTGAAGGCTAGTTCGTATGTGAATAAAAATGGTCTTTACCCTGATTATATCAGATGGCAGGAAAACAAGCTAGATGAGTTTGGTACGAAGAATCGTATTTTCAGAGGCTACAAGAATGATGGCACTCGTAAGTATGTCCCTGAGACCCTTGAAAACGTGTCGAAGGCAATGAGGGAAGAGGCGAATGGACAAACCAATGGTGGAGAATACACCTCGTTTGGTAGTTTCATTGCCAAGTTGGCTGACCGTGTAGATAGTACTGAAGAAATGCGTGCCAACAAGGACAAGTTGTCTTCTAATGAGGACAAAGAGGCTTTCTATAACAAATGGGAGGAGGTATATTACGACCTCGCCAAGTCCTTGTATAATGATGTAATGTATGGTGAGGAACGTCTTCATGATATTGTCATGCAGCCAGATCCAAAGAAGTATGCCAAGAAGGAATATGGCATTACTTTGACTCCTAGTTTCATGAAGAAGCTTGATGCACTGAAAACAGCTGTGCGTGAGGAACTAAAGAGCGGTTACTTCGAGACAAAGTTTGACCGTCCTGTTCGACTCAACGAATTTGCTGCTGTCGTGGTACCTAACAATTTGGGTGCCGATGTACGCAAAGGATTAGAGAAGGCTGGCTTGGCATTGTATGACTATGACCCAAATGTAGAAGGCGACCGTGAGCGTGTCTTCGATAAGGCAGTGAGAAGTAAAGAGGGTATTCGCTTCATGTTTGTTGGAGAGAAGGGAGCTGCTGAGGCTGATAACAGAGGCAGAATCGTAGGTGGTGAAAATGATGGTTTACATTATTCTAAGGTGTATGGCAAGAAAGCTAACGTGAAGATGAACCTTGGCGAAAGTGCTTCTTTTGTCAGAGAGCAGAGAGAGATAAACAATGATTTCAACGATGCCTTGGATAAGCAGATTGCTGGAACTTTGCCTAAGGGATATACCTACCAATTGGGTAAGCCTAGTTCGGCATTGAAGTTTGCAGGTATCGATGATTTGCCTATTGAGCTTTCTAGCAGAACACTCGAAGTGAAGTCTAGCAAGGACTACAAGAGTAATCATCCGTTTAATTTGGCTTCTATCAAGAATCTGCCTATTGCTATCCAACACCCAGTTGCCATATTCGATAGTGAATACGAGAACGGACGGAAAGTTATCCTTACCGAGTTGAAGGATGACAAGGGACATTCCATTATTGCGGTACTTGGTCTTCGTAAACTGAGAGGACGAAATTATGCAGAGGTGAACAGTATTATCAGCCTTTATGGCAAGGATAGTGCTGTGAGGATCGCCAATTGGTTTGATAGTACAAACAAAAATGGCTTGGGGCTAGACAAACAATTGTGCAGATGGGCAGATACAAAAAAAGCGTCTGAGTGGCTGACGAACAATGCATCCTACGTGCACTCGGTTGGTCTTTCACCCAAACGCATTGCAAAGATAATAAATTCTTTTGTGAATAATCAATTTCCAGAAGAAAATTTGCTGGTAAAGCATAATTTTGGCAATATTTTGGGTAATAATAGCGGTTTGAGTGCTGATGAGGAGCGTAAAATCGCTGATTCTGTGGTTAATACATCCAATCAGCTAGGTGGCGCCGAGGCTAACGTGTACACATCTTTGGACGATGTGCCTGAGGAATATCGCTCTGAGGTGGAGCAGGGTGCCAAGGGATGGTACGATCCAGAGACTCATACTGTGCATGTGTACCTTCCTAACTGCGAGGATGGCGACGATGCCCAGAGAACCGTCTTCCATGAGAAGGTTGGCCACGAGGGTATGGAAGTGCTGCTTGGTGGAGAGCAGGGTGTGAGAAAGTTTGCAGACTTCGTATATAAGTCGGTAGGCAAGGGTACGAGGGGCAAGATTCTCGACTTTGCCAAGCGTTATGATGAGGGATGGCAGAATCCTGACCGCATGAATGTGGGGACACAAGAGTATATCGCCCATCTTGCCGAGGAAGGTCCTAAGACAGCAGAGGACTTTTCTCTTTGGACGAAAATCAAGCATTATCTCATCAAGGTGCTTAAGAAACTGGGCATCCGGGTGCCAGGACTTCTCAATGACAAGGATTTGAGATATTACCTGATGAAAGCAGGCAAGGCTCTCCACGTTTGGGACAACATGCCGAAGGAGAAGCAGGAGGCAATGATGGCACAGGCTAGCAATGCCGAGATCAAGGATGCTCTTTCTGATGGCGCAGGTAAGGGCAAACCGAGACAAAAGAAGGGCGAAAGTGCCATTCAATATATGAAGCGAGTGATGGAATGGAAGCGATGGAAGGAAGCCCGAGAGGACACGGACGACCCTGAGCCACCTATGTTCTATGACTTCGACAAGGATGCCGATGGCAAAAAGGAATGGGAACGCCTTAACAAGGAATGGCGTGATAGCCATGGGCTGAAAGACGAGGAAATGCCACTTCGCCCAGAGCGTAAGGAAGGTGAAAGCGATGAAGCCTTTATGAACCGCTATAAGGAATGGGAAAAGTGGAATGATGCCATCGTGGATAAGGAGAATCCTATGCCCGATATGTTTGCCTTCGAAAAACAGAAGCAGGATGAGGCTAGGCAGAAGTACGAGGACTGGCTGACAAGGCACGAACTAAACGAGCAGCAGCAAGCTGATCTAGACTTGTACGATGGTAAGATATACCCAGCCGAGACCAATCCAAAGGCTGATGCCCTAGAGCAAGAAGTGATGCAGGACTTAGCAGATGTGACCAGCACCGACGTGAGTAAGGAGGGTGCAGCTACCACCGTGAAACATGCCGTAATCCATCGTAGAAAGAACATGGAGGAGGCGAGTGCATACGATGCCATCTATATCAATGACATCAAGACACGTATAGAAGAAATGGTGGATAGTGGTATCTTCGACAATTTACTTGCTGATTATGAGGGTAAGCCAACCAAGGCAGAGAAGCTAGCTGAGGCTATACCTTATATAATAGAGGCACCTAGACGCATCAGAGAAATTGCCTTCAAACTGAACTCCACTGGTGTGTTTGGCGAGGGACATATCCATATCACTCCTAACGATGTGGAGTCTATTCAGGAGCTTCGACCGGAACTTGCCAAGGTAACAGCCAACACACACACGGAATTGAAGGACGGGAAAGAGGTAGAACTTTTTGATGATATGAAGGGCGCAACAGAGATGGCTAGCAAGGTGGCCAATATCATCAATGGCAACCATGACGAAGAGCCGGGATTTGTGCCTATCGATGGCACGGACATCTTGAATAAAAAGGTTTTGCCTATCATCTTGAAAGCTATCACCCCTTATGGTGTAATCTACAAGGAACTGAGTGAGCCGATGAAAGCCACTATTCGGTCTATTAGAGATTGGTATGATTATTTCTTCGACTGGTTGAAGGACAACAATACATTGAAGGCAGACGCAGGTTTCACCATAGACTATGTAAACCACCTTTGGGATAAGGAGAAGTCTGACAAGCAAGCCTATGCCATGTATGTGGAGAACAGGCAGCGCACCAAGAGCCCGAACGAGAAGCCACGTGAGATCAACACCCTCATGGAAGGTAGGGATGCAAAACTTGTGCCTAAGACCACCGACATTACCAAGATGATGGCATACTACAGCCGTAGTAACATCGAGGCTTGGGCTAACAAGACGATGCTCCAAGAGGTGAGCGGACTTAACGTGATCGAGCGAAACGAGGACGGAGAGATTATTTCTTCCGACCCACTGCTTTCTTCGGTTGCACCGTTCAACTTGGAGCAATACAAGTACTTCGAGATACCGGGCGTTGGTCCTGTATGGGTATACAACGTATCGCCTAAGCAAGTGACGGTGAAGAACCCAATCACAGGCAAGGATAATGTGCTATATCGAGAGGCTAGCGCAGGCGATAGATTCGGAGTAGTGTTCGACACTTATCAGTCAACTCCTTTTTGGAAGACCTTTGACACCTTGGCTTCAAGCATGAAGAAGCTGGAACTTGGTTTCAGTGGATTCCACGCAGGAGCATTGACCGAGGTGTATATGGTGCAGAACATGGTGGAGTTTGGTCCCAAGAAGGCACTCGCCAACTTTATGAAATATATATTTGTCGACACGATGAAGAACCATCAGTTGCCATGCTTCGCCAATCCTGATGATTTTCAAGAAGCAGCTACCCACTTGGTGAAGTTTGGAGCGACTAACGACTATGCAGCTGCGGATGTTCAGAACATGTTCGATAACTTCCGTGATGCCATGATGAAGATTCAGGAGAAGCTAGACAATGGCAGCGTGGTTGGCAAGACCGGAGCGACGGTTTCCACTCCGTTCAAGGTGGCATCGCAGATGCTTTCGCTCATCAACAAGGGCATGGATAGAGCCTTGTGGGACTTCTTGCATGATGGCCTGAAACTTGCCACCTACAGCATGCGAGCAGAAAAGACCAAGGCTAGAGCCAAGGCAAAGGGATGGACGGACGAGCAACTGAGTAAAGCCCTGGACGAGGACGGACAGTTTGTGAACGACATGTTCGGAGGTCAGCACTGGGACATACTTGGAGCCAGCCATCGCGTCTTGCGTTATGCAGGTAGAGTCCTTCTTTCACCAGACTGGAACGCTTCCACTACTCGCCACTTCTTGGCACTAACAGGATATGGCTCAGTATGGAACGATGCGACCATGGAGAACTTCAAGAAATACTATAAGAATCTTTGGAGTACAGCAAGAGGCAAGGGCGAGCTTTCTCCTGAGGAGTGGGGCAGAACTACTAGACAGATTTCCGCATTGTTGTGCTACGGAATAGGTTTCATGGTATTCTACGAGGCATTTGCCAACGCCATCAATGCAGCTTTCCGTGCCATGGATGAGGAAAAGGAGAGCAAGAAGGCTGAGGAGATTAGGAAGACCAATCCGGACTACAAGAGCCCTTATGAACTTGCCTATCCTGATGGCATGAAGTGGTACGACTATTTGATGCGTGGCAATACGCTTGGGCAACAGAGCAAGATCTTTGTTGGAAGGTATGCGGACGGAACCGAAATGTATGTAAGACATGGCAAGCAGTTCCGTGAGGTGCCAGAGTATCTGTTTAACCACAAGGGAGAATTGGAGTTCCCTGGCCCTATGGTGCAGCGACTGATAGGAAAAGCAAATCCAATGGTGAGAATGACACTTGACGATATAAACTATCTGAGCGACTTCCAAGCCAGCCATGCCGACCAAGACATCCAGCGAAAGTATGGCAAGACCATCGGACTACTGTATAAGAATGCACTCTATTGGGCACCGTTCTTGATTCCGAGCCAAGAGAACAAGGAGTTCAAGGCTGTAGATTTCTTCTTCCCATCATCCAAGGGATTCAGCAACTGGAAGGCACAGGACTACTTCAAGAACTTCATCCTGAGTGGTGATATGGAAGGAGTAATGATGACCTACCAGAGTTGCCAGCGCAATGGCATCGACGCAGAGAAGCAACTTCAAGCAGCCATCTCCAGCATCAAAGCACTCGAAAGCAAGGAAATGCAGGATGGTGTGACCTCTCTACAGATTGCGACCAAACGTTTCGATGAGGCTAAGAGCATCACCGAGAAACGCAAGATGAGGGAGAAGATGAAGAAGTTCCTTTCCCAGAGCGAGTACAAGGCATTCACAGCCCAAGAAGCCCTGGATATGGTGAAAGCTTTCCAAGGGGGTGTTGACCCGAAGGAAATGATGAAGGCTGATGACAAGTATCTGAATGTGGCAAATTCAGCTGACGTGACCGAGGACTGGCGCATACAACAGGTAAGGGCGAGCACGAAGGGCTATGCCGACAAGCTGTCTGAGTTGAAAGATACCAACAAGGCGAAGGCAGGAGCTTTCAAGAATGCCCACGCCAACGTATTCAAGGCAAGAAAGGCCATCTCGAAGGCTACCACCAAGATGAACAAGCTAAAGAAGAAGCTTGGTGAGGGCAATGACAAGGCTATCTTGCAGCAGATACGCACTATCCGCAAGGACTTATTGAAGGACTTGAATGGTATGGAGCATCTGAAAGAATATAAGGATTAGCCCGGAAGAATAAAAGTTACGAGGGCTTACTCGTAGCCCGGCACATAATAAAAGGGACTTGCTTCACAGCGAGTCCCTTTTTGATAGTTGTAAATTCTAAAATTCCAAATAAAATTAAAATATATGATAATAAAAAACGACTATTTGAATACATTGGAGTGATTGTTACCCGATGGGTGTAGGGCTATTGTCTGCCTTTTTGGGCTTAGCCCAATCGATGTAGCGTTTGAAAGCTTCGTCCATGCTTTGCTGTTCGCTCTTTGGAGCTTCCTTAGGCTTCTCGCCCCACAGCCTATGGGCGACATCGTCTAAGCACCATTGCCAATCATCTCGAAGCGTGATGAACTTGGAACTTGGCATGATGGTGACATCTGCCTTTGGTGGATCAACTGATGTTGTGTTGCCATCCTTGTCGGTCTCTTGCTTGGTATAAAGAGAGGCGAAGGGCACATTGTTGTCGTTAAGAAACTTCTCGACATCATCCTTCGTATAGTCGCATAGAAGAATGTTGACGGAAACTTTATTCTTCTTCAAGGTGGTGAGGGCTTCTTTGGCCTTGCCTACCAAAGAGAGGTTGCCTTTGTCATCTTTCGTGATGACACAAGCTTCATGTACATTGACTGATTTACTCATGATAAAAACGTTTTTAAATGAAATATGGAACAAAAATAACGGAAAAAAGCGAGAAATTTTTGATAAGTTGCGCAACTTATCAAAAAAGTTAGCCGAAAATCGTGTATTTTTGGCAAAAAATAAAAATTATGGCAGATTATACGGTTATAAATGATATTACAAACTATGCAGAGGCAGGTCCGAACTCGCTTCAAGGAGTGAGCACCCAGAAATTCAGAATGAGCGAGTCGAACCTGAAACTGTTGCGATGGTTATGTTATTATTTCGACAACATGGCTGACCTAAGAAAAGAATGGGTGAGAGCCCAAAACTTTGTAATGGGAAGGCAGTTGGAAGACCTGATAGAATGGAATGGCAGGAAGATAACCATACGCAAGTATATGCAGCTGCAGGGTATGCCGACGCTGGAGTATGATGTAATCTCAGACAAGATGATTTCGCTCGTAGGTTTGATGAGACAGCAGAGAGCAACCGCCAGTTGCACTGCTGTAGACCCCAACGAGGAGGACTATATCAGCTTCTTCAATGAATATCTGAGACAGAGCGACAACAACAACAATCGGCAGGAAATGGATGCTAGGCTATTCTATGAGTTTTGTGTTTATGGATTCGTCGGGATGCGCACTCTCTGGGAAAGAAGGGATGGCAGAGAAGGAATCTTCAATGACATGGTGGATATTTTCAAGGCAGCCTTGCCACCTTTCTTCAAACCAGACCTTAGCGACGTGGAAATCTTCGGCATCGGACACGACCTTAGCTGGAGAGCAATCTTGGAAAATTTTACAGATGGAAGCAAAGAGCAGGATCAAGAGCTTAGAGAGATTTACACACAGACGCAGTCGCACTATCAGCCTGAGCAGGGGTATCAGCCAACAGGTCAAGCGCAGTTGACCGGACTCGAAGATTTCCTTCATTCGGCTATACAAGGCAAGTATCGAGTGATAGAGGTTTGGACGAAGGAAAGCCGACAATCGTTGTGGGTGCATGACAGGCAAGAAGGCGATGCAGGATTTATGCCAATGAGTGCTCAGGCAGAGTTGGATTCCGAGAACGAAAGCAGAAGGGAAGCCAACATCATGAAGGACGAGAACGGTGTGCCGGTGCTGGACGAGAACGGTGAACCAATCTATTATGTGGATCCCGAAAAGCTAGAGTTGATAGAATATGAGCCACAGGTCGAAACCTTCTGGTACCGAAGATACATCACGCCTAATGGCTATCTGCTTGACGCTAGGGAATCGCCATACTATGTGCTGAGAAATGGCTATAGATGCAGCATACATCCGTATAGCTGGCTAGCCTATCCATGTTTACAAGGAGAGGTGAGGAGCTTCATCATGCGACTTGAAAGCAACCAAAGAACATTGAACCATTATATGATGATGGTGAACTTTGTGGTGGCCAATGGTGCCAAGGGTACCTTGCTTGTGGATGATGCATCTGTGAGCGACAAGGTATCACCCGAGGAAAACAGGAGAAACTACAATAAGACCAATGGTGAGTATCATTGGGATAGTTCGAAGGGAGGCGAGCCTCCTCAGGTGTTGATGAACAAAAACATTCCGGCAGGTGTGGATTTCATGGTGCAATTTGCCAAGACCATGGCGAGCGAGGGCAGTGGAGTGCAAGGTGCACTGCAAGGCGTTCATCGCAATACTTCCGGAAAACAATATCAACTGGAGAGAGATTCCGCAGCCACCTCAGTGACCGACTTCGTGGAAAGCTTCAATTGCTTCAAACTGAGGGAGGCGAAGCTAAAGATCTATCTGATACAGGAGTTTTGCGACAGCCATGACAGCGTGAAACTTGTTGGTGACGACTATCGTACCTATTTCAACCCAGAGACCATGCGAGATATGGATCTAGATGTGGCCATGGACTTGGATGCATACAGCAGCACCATCAGAGACCAAATCACAGATTTGCTCTGGCAGCTCAAAAAGGATGGTGATATTGACGCATACACCATGCTGACGAATGGCAAATTCCCTGGTACCTATAGAATCCGCAAGTACTTGAAGGAAAAGATGGAGCAGCAACAAGCCTTGGCTGTTCAACAAGTAGCCAATGGACAGATGCCAACAGCGGAGATGCAGCAGCCTTCTTCGGGAGGTAGCGCAGCGCATCTAAAGGATTCGGGGAACGGACTGAATGGGTTGGCTGATTTGCCTTCGGCAACGTAGAAATATTAAACTTCATATATTAATAAATGGTTCTAATTCATAATGTTAATTCTTTTTATAGGTTGTTGGTTTATTAAGGTTTTATGATTTTTTTGGGGAAGAGGAGTCTGTGAAGGCTCCTCTTTTATTGTTCATGCTATTTCAAATTGTATTTCTTTTTGTAGTTTCGAAGCTTTTCCATCGGGACAGAAACACGATACATGTAATAATCTTGCCAATGCTTCAATTTCTTGGCTCTAACCTTGTTGTCAGCATCGCACCCGATTGCGCCCCATTTGGAAGGTGTGTAATAATAGGACTCCTTCTTGATGTCATCTACATTTTTGAAATGTCGAGTGGCTTTCCACTTGCCGAGTTGAACCAGTCTGCGATAGGCAAGCAGACCTTTTCTGTTCGGATCGTAAGTCATGATGGCCCAGTCTTGATGAGATTTGTCGTAGAGCATATAGAAACGTGGAGCACCACCTTCTTTATACTTATTGAGCGTGGCTTTCACGCCCTTGCGCCACATCCAAGTGGCACGGAGCAGTTCGATACGAGTAATGAAAGGCGTGTAGATGTTAACAAGCATCTGACGCAAATGATTGGAATAAACCTGTTTCATAATTTACTATTTAATATGTGAATAATTCAATTAATTGGCGAATAACGCAACTTTTTGGTGGCTAAGTAGGTTTAGCTTCCACCGATGCCAGCCAACTCCTCAACCATAGGAGGACGATTGCGAAGGCGTTCTTGCTCGATTTCATCCTTGGAACGGAACGGAACGATTTCAGGCGCAGGCATGTCTTTCTCAACATAGAGAGCTATTCCACGTGCCATGACTCTATCATCATGCTTGCCGGCAATCGCCCCATAGCAATCGTTTTGCTTGTAATAGAGGAAATAGGTGCATTCGTCGATAGCAGCCGGTTCTCGCTCCATGTAGCCACCATCTCGGATGATGCGTGCCATGGTCTTCACCACAGCCACCTTGGTAGCCTTGTTGGTATTGAATCCCCATTTAAGTTCCTTGGATTTCTTTTTCTGCAACTTAGAATGTGATGAATTGTAGAGGTTGCGATAAAGAGGAAGAAGGATAGGGAAGAACAACTCAGACTGATTGCCTTCGGTATTGTTCATGCGTGAATAGGCCGTGTTGTTCTCAATGACCAGGAAGGCATCATTATAGAAATGAGCTATCTGAGCACAGCGCATGGCCAATTGGTCGGCATCACAGTGACCATGCCATTCAGCTACGATCTCAGGAACGCCACCGTATATTTCATCATAGCGGTCTAATACCACGATGTCGGAGAAATCGGATGTCTTGTGAGAACCGCCAATATCACATGCCACGATGTAACGATGCTTGACAATCTCGGAGTTGTCGGGACCAGCCCAAACTTTGAGAGGTCCACCGGAACGCTCCACAAAGCGGATGTTCTCCATGCAGGAAGGGTCGGCTGCATCATAGGAATCGCCCTCGATGTCGCCCACCATGATAGGCGCAATACCCTTGCAGTCATCTTCCATTACCTTTAACTTGTAAGGGTCGAAGACTGTGGTACCCGAGAACAGGAAGGCTTCCACATCATCGGAAGGAAACTCTTGGCGCATATCATCCAGCGTCTCGTATTCCTTTGATTTCTCGATGTACCAATGGATCCCTTCGAATGACGCACCCTTAACACTGTACAACCACCAATAATATTTGCCATGGCCTTGCTCGTCATTGCGGTTTTTCCAAAGCCAGATGGCAAAGTCGGCACGTTCATCCTCATCCTTGAATGGCAATACATATTTCTCAATCTCAAACCAAGCCACGAACACAGGTGTGTAGGCAGACAGGGGCTTGCCATCCTTATCCACTGACTTGGCAGCAACCCAAGCATCATGGAACTCGTTTTCACGCCCATTAGGCGTTGACTCACGAACAATAAATGTATAAGGGTCAGGCTGGATGGATGATGAGGCTGCTTTGATAACCTTGGCAGGTGTCCACTCTGTAGTGTTAGGGAAGAATGCTTCCTCAGTGATATGAGCAAGGGCTGCATCACCGGAACGACAGGACTCAGGGTTACGAGCCGAACCAGTCTGAATTTTGCAGGAACGAGGAATTAGATACTTAATGTTTTGTATGGTGCCAGAAGTTTTCAACTTGCGGGTATCATCCTTGAAAGGCTCACCAATATCATAGAAAAGCCATGTAGGAATGGCATTAATAAGTTTTTCATACATATCAAATACCTGAGTAGCCGATGAAGATTGGTGACCAACGATATTGCTATTCCAGTTGGTTTTCCAAAAGATTTGCAGCCAAGCCATATAGATGTCTGTAGCTGTAGAGCCACCCCATTGACGACACTTTAGGAGGATGACACGTATATAATGGTATTGGCTGTGTAGACGCAATTGCTCAAAAATCTTGATCAATTTGATTTGGGCGTTGCGAAGGAGGAATGGAATATCATCACCACCATCCTTGTTCTTGATACGAGCGTAGGCGTAGGCGAAGAAATAGAAATCGTGCTTGCAGCGTAAACGAATGAGATAGCGGAAAACAGCATCGCGTGCCTTCTCTTGGTCTAGGTCTGCCATGTATTTCTCGCAGAATGCACTGATGGAACCGCACTTGATGATGGCACAAAATTTCTTCTCCTTCAACATTTCTACAGGTAGCCACAGAGTCTTGCCATTGAGAAAATCGGAAAGTTGGCACTCGAAACGAAGGCCAGGGGCATTCTCTCCAGTAATGGGACGATAAGTAGCGAAGAGACTTTTTAGTCTCCTCTTATCCTCCTCAAGAAGTTCTTTGAGCTTCTTTTCAGAAAGTTGCTGCTCAGGACGAACCTTCAATGTAGATTTAGCTACCGGCATACTGTATGTTTATTGATATTGAATGAAGAATGTTAAACGTTGAGTTTCCTTGCTTGCATGATGAGGCTTTCCACCTTATAGTATATGAAGCCAAAGGCGAAGAGGATGATGTGGTATAAGCCAGCTATATGCTGAATGAGGCAACCAGCAAAAAGCAAGATAACCATTTGCCAGAAGGCGAATCGATTGACGCGATAAAGAATGGGAGCCGTGAAACCCATGAAAAATGATATGATGACCGACGCACCCAAGACAGGAAGCGAAGGATAATAGAGGAAAGATAGAGCGACGGAAGCAATCCATGAGGCGACGAGGCGATGGATGCGGAACTGATGATGTACCATTAGAAGACACCAAGCGTTGACAGCCCAATGAATAAAATTGGCGTGGCCAAACATGTATACGAAGTGAGTGTAAAGAGGCGAAGAGGGCGACACTGCCAATAATGCATGCTGAGGGATGATGATTAACATCAGAGCCGAGGCGATGAGAGTAATATATAATGTGCGCATATTGGATATTTGTTTTATTTATAGAAATGAGACGATTTCAAGTTTTTAAAATGAGCCGAAATGATTCCTTGAATATACTTTGCCGATAGTCCAAGATTGGGTGCAGGACGTTCAAGTGCTAACTCGACAATGTTGTAGACACATTGTTTCTTACCTTGCTCCCTATAATGTGCTGCTAAATCTTGATATTCTTGGAAGAAAGCTTCGAAAAGCACCTTCTTCTGTTGATGATAGATGCCGAACGAGGGGATAATTCCTTTTAATCTTTTGCGAACATAGCTATAGGCAGCGTCGAAAGATATGTAATAGCATTCGGTAGGCATGCGAGAAACATATTCGCAAATCTTAGCCGTAGTGGTTGGCCATTCGACCATCCGCTTCGCTTGTTGATAGAACCTTATGATCTCCAGGTCTCTATCAATCTTTATTTGTGATATAGAATTTACATGTTTCATTTGAGACAAAATTAATATCGGGAGTTGCTGAATTTATCAAAAAGTAATGAGAAATTTTGCTTAATTTTGAGCACAAATATTAAAAAAATGTAGATATGGCAAAAGAAAACTCTAATAATCAGCAAGTTAAGTCGAAGAGAGATTCTTTTCGAGAGAGGCTAGCGCAGCGTTATCCAGACCTCAATATGGACGATGATGAGGCTGTTTATAACCAAATTTCGACAGATTACGACCAGTACGACCAGAGCAAGAGAAAGATGGATGACTTCAACAATATGTTGAAAGAAAACCCTCACGCTCCTGGGTTGGTGGCAGGTCTTGTGACCAAGAAAAATGCCGATGGAGGCGAGTTTAATCTTGTGGATTTCTTAATAGACGAGCTTGGTCCTGACTATATCGAAGCCATCAATGGCGACGAAAAGGCTAGGGAGCGATTGAAACAATCGGAGAAAGACAAGATTGAGGCTAGTGAGAAACTTGCCAAGAGCAATGAAGAGTTAGCTGCAAACATGAAAACTGAGGATGCCGAACTCGATGCTGCTATCAAGGAGGCCAAGATGAAACCTGAGACCGTGAGAGACTTGATAGAGTGGATGTACAAACGCAGTGACGATGGTGAAGACCATGACGATGATGGCTTTGTTTGGCGTGCTGCTCGTTATGGCTTAAAGAAGGAAGATTTCCTACGCTTGTTTCAAATCAAAAATTTCGACAAGGCTGTGTCTGATGCTGAGGAGCGAGGCTACAAGCGTGGCAGAAATGAAAAGATAGATCAGCAGAAGGTATTGCACGAAGGCAGACGTGGAGGCAAGAAGGACATCAACATCAACGGTGGTGGTGGCGAAGCAGTTTTGTCTCAGGGACAGTCACGTGAGCAAGAAGTGTATGGCCGAATGAAAGGCATGTAAGATTTCAATTAATAATTATCAATTAATAAAGTACAGATTATGAGAAAGTTTAACAAATGGTTTGGTTTCATGATGGCGATGCTCATCATGATTCTTAGTGGTGGTAGCTCGTACGCTATGGCAGAGACACCTCCAGCAACTCCTAATGATGGTAGCTCGACAGGTCCTATTGATGGCCCGGGTGTCGGGGGTAAAGGACCAAAGACACAGGCAGGTTCGCAGCACGCTCAGGAACAGATGGGTAACTTCGACTATTATATGGCTTATGTGAACCCAGCCATCGTTGAGTTGAAGCTGGAGAGTTGTCCGATTGACCAGATTCTTCGTGCTGCCAAGAAGACAACTCCGGTAGACAGTAACCGTATCGAGTATTACAGTATCGGACAGCGCAAGATTTCTTCTACATTGTCGGAGAAGGTAACAGCTGGTACTACCGGTACAACTGTGGTGCTCAAAGTGGCAAACACTGATGCCTTCGACGTAGGCGACGTGATCATGGTGCCTGATGTGATGGGCTACAAGGATGATGGTACTACTCGAAGCACGATGATACCTTTGCAGTTCCGTGTCATTGACAGCGACGTGGATGAGAATCCTATCTGCTATGCTCTGAACGGAAAGAAAAATGCTAGCAAGAACAATCGCTACGACTATCCTGAGATCCCACAGAATGCAGTATTGATTCGTCTTGGTAGAGCAGCTGGAGAAATGGAGCCAGATACTGGTTCTTACTACTCTATGCCAGATAAGAGTTGGCAGTATTGCCAGCGATTCATCATGATGGTAGAGCAGTCTATCATCGACCGCATGAGCAAGACGCAGGTACAGTGGACATTCACCCGACAGGAGAAGATGGCCATGGACGATATGCGTTATGGACAGGAGCGAAGCGGACTGTTTGGCTATCGTCAGGTATCTGTTCCAAACAAGAAGATTGGTGCCGTATATACCATGGGTGGCATCTTCTGGGAGGCTGGTAAGGATATTGAAATCGGACACTGGCAGCCAAAGGTAGAACTCGACGAGAACGGTGAGAAGGTGGCTGTGACTACTACGGTGACTGTGCCTGATTCTGGTGGAAGTGGCACCAAGCAAGAGACTCGCAAGGTATACGAGTATGTAATCAGCGAGAAAGACTTGACACGCTTTATTGCTGCCATCTTGAAGGATGCCGGTAATAGTAGCCGTACCAAGTTGCTCTTTGTGGACAATTTGATTTATCAGGCATTTGCAAACCTTCGCTCTACTCGTCGCATCATCACTGAGACCGAGAAGGACTATCAGGGTTGGAAGCTTGACTTCGAGACCTTCACATCCATGGGTACAAAGATCATGATTTATCGTCATGATTCCTTCAACTATTGGGGTATGCAGGGACGAGCATTCTGCTTGGATGAGCGTTATCTTGACAAGTATGTGTTCGGTCCATGGAAGCGTAAGGAGTATAATCTTGACGACCTTTTGATTCGTAACAGCGAGGGTGTGAAGATGGAGGAGTATAGCTGCTGGGTACTGACCTATCCAAACGCTCATGCTCGTGTATCTCGCCCAGCCTTCAACGTTGATGGTGCTGTGACAGATGAGGAGATTGCTGCATAATAGGTAACATCGTCTGATAGTTTTCTCTATATATTTAGGGATAGCTGAGCGTAAAAGGCTCGCTATCCCTATCACCATAAACACTAAGAGGAAAATGAAATATAGTTTTATAGCAAGTAGCATGCTTATCTTTACGGTCTCGCTAGCGAGTGGTTTGATCAAGACCATCGAGTTTGATGAGACTGGCAAGGGTGTGTATGCCTACAATACAGACAATAAACAGGTGGCAGATGCCATCCGTCGGCACCCACTGACCAAGGCAGGGCGCATCATTGATGAGAGCCAGCCGGAACAGATGGAGGTGCAGAATCATGAAGAAGAGCAGGTGAAGGACGAAAATGTGCTTCGCTTTGAAAACATCACCAAGGCAAAGACTTATCTACAGAAAGAGTTTAAGGTAGATGGCCGAACGCTCAAAACTCCTGACAGCGTGAAGGCTAAGGCTAAAGAACTTGGGGTAAGTATTGAATTTTAACAACCTAATTTTCTTGCAATATGGAAGCGTTGATGAGTGACCTTGTGAAGGAAATGCGCATCGCCATGGACGAGGTAAAGCATGATGACTTGAACGACATCTTTGCCGATGACTCGGATGAGGAGATGAAGCAAGCTATTGAGACTGCAGCACAGCAACTGTTGCTGCAAGCACCACCTCAGATGTTACAGCCCATGAGAGTAGTGGCATCACTCAATGATAGTGGGGCACAAGACTACGATGCCATTCAGACACAATTCACTGATGGGCATGGTTGTCTTGTGATACCTGATGACTGGCTGAGGCTAGTAGAGCTTCGGCTAAAAAGTTGGTCTTCTTCTCTAGTTTCATTAATGGATCCAGGAAGCAAGGAGGCTCAGATGCAAGCTTCTCGATGGACTAAGGGAACACCGCAAAAGCCTAAGGGCATGATAACCACTTCACCTACTACAGGCAAGAGGGTATTGATGTACTGGACAGCAGGAAGGTATTCTGCTAACCATGATAAACCGGTAAATAAGGTGTATGACCATGAAGTGGAGCTTTTCACCTATGTTCCTTACCAGAAGGTTGAGAATGTGCTTTCCGAGGATAAACAGTCGGTAGTAGGGCAGAAGATCATTCTTGCACTGACTGACGAATGTAAGAAATATCTTATTTATCGAGCTATCTCCATCTTCTTAGTAAGCAAGAAAGAGAGTGATTTGGCAGATAGATATAATCAATTATCTCAAATATAATAAGTTATGGGGCAGAAAATAGACGCTTCTTCTCCTCACTACAAGGGAACATTTTCTGATATTTACGCTGTAGAGCGCAAATATCCTAATGGTGGTGT